GACTGTTAAATTCATCATTAACTGACCTGTTGTAGAGAGTACATCTTTTTTAGATTTATCCTTTACCATATCAATATTTCTGTATGGATTGTTCTTCATATTTACTGGGTAATATCCACTAAGACCATCAAGTACATCAGTAGGTTTTTTAGCTTTCTGTAAAACTTTTTGAGCTATATCCCATCTTGTATGAGAAGAATTCTTAGATTGTCCTGAAGTATATCCTGCATTGCCATACTCATATCCATGATTAGTTCTGACATGACCTAATCTCCTATCTAATTCTTTGATAGCAGGTCCTTGTTCTGAAGTCATTTCAATTGCAAAAGATTTAGCTTTACTAGCTACAAATGTATGACCCTTTACACCGACTTCAGCTTCATCCTTTCCAGTAAACTTTACTATAGATTTTATTGTTTGGTATAGTTTTGGGTACATTAAAGCTCTTCTGATTTTTAGACCATCTTCAGAAGGTCTTCCACCTTTCTTAATCTTTTTCTTTTCTTTCTCATCAGCATCTACCATCAGTGCAGAGTTAATAATTCCTATACCTTTAGAATTCATTCCTTCAGACCAATCAGTATCATCATCTAAAATGTATACCATTTCTATTTGTCCTACTAATTCTCTTACTACTTTCACTTTAGCAGTATAAGCTCTGTCTCTATTCTTAGCCATTATGACTTTCTTGTCTAGAATGCTGTGAGTTATTATACACTCATTTACACCTTTCTTTTTCTTCTTCTTTTTCTTCTTACTCGGTCCGCCTTTAATAGTACCGTCTGGAAGAGCTAAGTCTATACCGAATTCTTTTAATATGTCTTTTAGCTTAATCATTATCTTCCGTACATTCTTTTGACAACTTTTCCACCTTTCTTTAATTTTCTTTCATAATAACCATCTTCTAAATGTTTTATGAATTTAGGACCTACCATCTTCTCAATCTTCTTCTTGTCCATAACTATTGGAGCACCTTTGGATTTCATTATCTTATCCATCTTCTTACTTCCTTCTAGAGAATAGCCAGATTTAACCATAGAAACAGCTTTCTTAATTACTAAAGACTTGCTAATTCCTTGTCCATCAGTAGCTAACAATTTTAATCTCTTACCCCTTGTAAATATAAATGCATCTGGCATAGGGTCTTTATCAACATCGATTAACATTACTACTTCATAACTGCTTCTTAATTCACTTGCACTAAAAGCTGATAAATCCAAACCTTCAGAAGAATAAACAGCACTGTAAATTTTAAATAGTACATCCATAATCCTATCATCAATAGAACCTAAAGGTTGTTTTATCCACTTCTTTTTAGGATGGTCTTTTAAATCATAAGCTTCGTCTAATTTATTTAGGATATCTTTTGATATTTTTATTTTCTTTTTACCAATCTCACCTCTAACATCTGGAATATCTTCGGCCATTACTGTATCACCTGACATTTCCCATGGTCCCCAATGTCCTTTACTAACCATAAACTTAGCTGCATCTTGGTATTTATAGTATTTACATTCACTTGGTTTTATTCTTCCTAATGCATAATAGACTTTCTTTGGTAAAGACCTCTTCTGTCCATTTGAATGGTCTAATACTTTACTTCCAACTTCTACCCATGCATGACCAAATCTAATACCATTTAATCTTCCTTGTCCATTTACCATTCCATGTACAAGCTTTCCATTACTAATATATTTCATAATAAGTCTACCTGCTGCTTGATAGCAATCACCCATTCCTTCTAGTAATATGTCTTTTAGTTTAATCACTTTCCACCAACTTTCTTAGCTAAATCTTTATCTGCTTTACCCCATGTACCTGGTGATTTTGTAGCAAAAGAATTTACTCTAGCCATTGCCCAAGCGTGTTGTGGAGCTCCTGGTTTGTGTCCAACTTTCCAAGCTGCAAGACCTCTATCATAAACTTGCTTTAGTATACCTTTTGGCATACCACTTAATTTAGCTTTTTTTTGCAAAGCTGAATCAACTCCAGATTTCTCTACTAAATTATTCTTGCCCATTTTCCATACTTCTTTTACAGTCTTCCAAGAATTTTCTCCATACATCTTATCGAATTTATCTGAAAATGATTGTTTCTTTTTCTTTCCTTCTTTCATAACAATTATCTCCTCTTTTTTGCCATACATTTTATCGAATTTTTTATTAAATTGTGAAGGTTTAGTTTTCCTTCTTTTTAGTTTGCCACCTTTGCCTTTTACAAAATCAGACCTAAAAGATTTAGGGTCATAAGCTTTTTTTGGAGCATCTTTTGCAGGATATTTCTTACCCCTTTCTATTTCTTTTTTCCTATCAGTCTTTGCTTTACTACCAATACCCATCATAAAAGTTGTTCTCTCATGGTCTTTAGTAGCATTTTTAGATAAATTCTTTCTCTTATGTTTCATAACTTTTTTTGAGTTTGGACTAGCTTCAAGAACTGGTTCAGAAGAGTATTTCATTTTCTTAAATAATTCATCTCCTATATCCAAACCTAATTCTGAATCAGAAGGGTAGTGAACTTTTGCAATTAATCGACTTCTAGATATTTTATCTCCTATTTCCATAATCTCATTCTCACGTTCTGGGTATAGACTAGAAAGGTATCTCGAAATAAATCTTCCCTGTATAGAATGTCCTGAAGGATATGCTGGTGTAGTTGCTGTATCAAGAGGTTCATCGTGAAATTTTAATCCTAAAGCTTTTGCAACTTGATTAGGTCTTGGTCTATTGTAATGGTATTTTAATTTGTAAATTATACCTCTTGTATCATCCAAAAGTTTTTTAACTTCTTCTTTAGGATATTTAAGGTCTAAAGCTTTTAAACCATCTTCAAAATACTTTTCAACTTTATCTGCAGCTTTAACATCGACATCAGGAGTTATCCTTTCTAAACTTCTAAGTTCTTTGAAAGTTTTATTGCTACTATTTTTTGGTGGAGGAGTAGTCATGAAATTTTTTATATTGAAATCTACAAAATTACCACCAACACTTTTCATGTGTTTCTTGTGCTTAGGTTTAATCTCTTTAGAATAAACTAACTTATCTAAAATCAATTTACTTTTTAATTTCATTTTGGCATTACCACTTTTTGTTTTAAGGATTTCAATTTCATTCTTAGTGAATCGTTTTCTGGATTCTTTTTAAGCTTTTTTGTTAAATTTGAAATTTCTGTTAGCTTTTTCTTCCAAGCTTTTCTTGTTCCGTTCTTTCTTCTACTCATGACTACAGTGCTCGCAATAACATTTTGGCCTAGCTTCTTTCCTTTCAACAACTTTACCTTTAGAATCTTTTATAATCATATTAGTTTTATTTACAAGAATATCATCAGTTGTAAGATTCCTTACATGACACTTACAGTGGTCACATATTTCAGTTAGAGTCTGAACTCCATTCTTTATTTGTAAACGTATCATTTTCTTTTACTGTTTGGTTTGTTTGGTCTATTGTTTGGTTTGTTTGGCCTATTGTTAGGTTTATTTGGTTTATTATTGGGTTTTATTATCGTATAATTATACGTGTAATTTGGAGTGCTTACTTTCCACCACCAATAATTATGATAATTTGGGTAGGGTTGATAGTGATATGTTTGGGGAGGATTACAGCATCTGTGGTCTGATAGGCATGGTTCACCTCTTAGAATCAGTTCACATTGGTTTGGTTCATAAGTTATTGCACAACTTGAAAGCAACACAATTGATAATATGTATAGTATTTGTTTCACTAGAATTGTTCCAATCTATCTATTTTAGCCATTACTGATTTTAATTGTTTTTTATACAACTTATACTTTTTTTCCATCTTATCAATCTCTCTAGCATACTTATCAGCAATTGGTCCTCCTTCTGGCTCAGCTTCTTGTTCCATATCTTTATAAGTCAAAGCTAGTCTATTGGCTAAAGATTTCATTCCGGACTCAATATCCATACCATCACCTCTTAACTTCTGAAGTGCATCAAATCTCTTCCAAGCAGAAGAAGTTTCTAATATTCTTTTCAGTTTCATCTACCATTCTCCCCACGAACCTTGAATATATTTCCAAGCTCTTTCATATCCATTAGAACCAGATGGATGTTGATAATCATATCTAAGTCTTATCAACATTACTACACCAGCCAACTGCCTAGCTTGTATTACGATATTTACTTCGAGGTTTATAGATTTAAACATTGGTCCCATTAAGCCTAAAGAAGAAGGCTTGATTGATACAGTTTTTGTTTCGTCAGTTCTACCTGTTGTCTTATAAGCATTTTTTATTGCTTTAGAAGCCATGGGTCCAAATTGAGTTAAACCAAATTTTTTCAATTGGCTCATCATATCTTTTTGAGCTTTTGCCTGGTCTACTGTTTCCGTTATTAAGTTCTTTAGTTTCATCTTACTTCTTTGCAAATTTTTCTACGCCACTTATACCAAAACATCCAAGAACTACCCATACAAATGAATCATATACAAATTCATTTATTACTAAGTCTTGTCCAGTCCATCCTGATACTAAGTCTGCTATCATTATTATACACATGATTACAAAAGCTACAAAGCCTACTATAGCTTTTTCGTTCCAATCATTATTATCTTTAAATATATTCATAATTATTCTCCATTCCAATTATGTACGTGTGGACTAAATATTCTAAAAATGTCTTTAGAATTATCATTACCTATGGTATCTAATCCAATTCTCCAATAACTAATACCTTGTTTAGCTAAAGGGTCTTTTGATGATACTACGCCTCCAGTACTAGTATTTCCTGTCGATTGTTTGCCTCCAGGAGCAGCTGGTAATCTTGATGTAAGACCTAAATCTCCCATTACCATACTTAAATCTGGACGCATATTTATTCTCCTTGCCAGTTGTGTACGTGTGGACTAAATATTCTAAATGATGATTTAGCACTTTTAGCACCAATAGTCCAAAATCCAACTCCTTGTGCACTTAAATCTAATCTATCTCCTGAAGCTACTCCGCCAGAACCACCACCTGCTGATGGAGGAGGTGGAGTACCAGTAATTCCTGTTGGTAAAGGTATAGATACCGGATTAGGTAAAGGTGGATTTGCTGGTAGTGGAAATGCTACTGGATTAGGTAAAGGTGGATTTGCTGGTAGTGCAAACTGTACCGGAGTTCTTAATTGTTGTGTTGGTAGTGCCGGTGGAGTTTGTACTCTAGGTAATCTCCCTACTGGTAATCTTCTTAATCCTGATGCCATTTTATTCTCCTTTTTATTAATTAAAATCCTTCCATCAGTATTTCATCAACTTTTTCCTGGACTTCATCCTTAGTTGCTTTCATACTGAAAGATATATCGGCTTGAAATCTTTTAATTTCTTCACCTTCATGTAAAATTATTATTGTCGGTACAACAACTATTTCGTATTTTTCACCTGTATCAGTATCTGTAGCTATATCTACCCACTTAATTTTACAATCTGATAGGTCTTCTACCCAATTAACATCGTTAGAAGCATTCCAACCTGCATTGAAATGGATTACTTGTATCTGAGAGAAAGCTACTCCCGATACCAACAATAATAAATATAATACTTTTTTCATATATAACCCCTTATTTTAAATTGTCTATTTTACGTTCTATTCTATCTAAGTCTTCTTTTAACTCTTCTACATCATCTGCAGTATTTTCGATAGTTAATCGTATATTTTTGTCTTTCATATCAAATTCCATTCTGGTGACATCAGGTGGTAGTGGTTCTGGTAATAGTTTTGCATCTTCAATATCTGCTTGTAGCATGAACCACATACTAATAACAGTTGCCATTGCAAATCCTATTGCTACTAATGTTTTTATACTAACCTGAAAGCCTGTATCTTCGTTTAATTCTTTTGCCATAATTTAATCCCAAAATATCATTTTTCCTATTATTCCAAGTATTGCTATCCAAATAGACCACAATACTTTTGTTGTATTATTTCTAAATTCTGTATTTCTATTTACTCTAGATATTGTTCCTCCATCTGGATTTAATAAAACTTTTTTAATCATAGTTAAATCTTCTTGCATCTTCCTTTGTCCATCTTTAACATGATTAAGGTCTTGTTTAACAAGTTTTATTTCATTATGTAAATCTGTATTAGTTAGTCTTGCCATTTTAAAATACCTTATAATTCAATCCCAATGAAAAGTTATGCCATTCTCTATTCCAATATTTATTATATTTACCTTCTACAAAAGCTCCTAAGTTCTTATTGAACCAATATCCAAATATAAGTCCTCCTGAATAATCCAGCCAATTACCACCATTAAAATTGTGATATGAGTATTCCCCTCCATCATCATAGTGATATGGCATTAAATTACCCCATGAATGTAACCAAAATTTCTTATCATAATGATAGAAATCAAAGCCTACAATTACTGAATGTTGTAAAGTTCTGCTTAGTTTGTTTCTTTCACTTTCAACATAATCGTCTAGAACTTGAGGTATAACAACTTCTTCCCATACTTCATTAGATGTTGCAACAACGTTTCCACTAGGGTCTGTGTATGTACTAGTAAAAGGGTTTATATTATAATCTTCTTGTAAAGCTAAATAAGTATAGTGTAAATTTCCATTTTCTAATACCCAATCTGCTAAAGGGTCAAATCCATAAGGTTCAGCGAATCTTTGTACTGCTCCTACATTTAATGAAAACTTTCTACTTATTTTTTGTCTGTATCTCTGAGTAGATTCAAAGTATTCTATATCTGCAAAACCGTTAGTATAGTACTCAGCTTTTACTAACCACTTATTAGCCACATATCTTAAAAAGTGATGTTGGTCAAAAAATGTTAATCCTTGTTGTCTTTTATACTCTCCTTCGAATAAGAATTCAAAACCAGTCACTTTACCCATTGTTGCTGCATCTGAGAAAGAATTCTCTGTCCCTTTCTTAAAAGCTTCTTTTGGTAAATATCCAAATCTTGCAATTTTTCTAACTCCAAATTTAATTGAATAGTCGAATGGGGTTTCTATTACATCCTGACTTAATTGTCCTGTTGTGATAGAATATATATCATCATCCGATATTGATGTTCCTCCGTTAACTGCTCCGTAAAAAGTTGAGAATTTAAAAACTTTTTTTACTTCTTTACCCAGATTAAATTTTTTGTCTTCATTTTGAGACAAACATAATAGGGGAAGTAATAATAAAACTAGAATATTTTTCATTTCTTTATCACTCTTTGGTTAATAATGTTACCTTTATATATTATACTGAGGTTGTAAATTCCGGTAGGCAGGTTAGACATATCTATTTGATTAACATCGTTTTTAGAAATTACTAACTGGCCTGTCATATCATAAATATCAGCTTGAAAGCCATTTATCCCTTTAAAGTAAAGGATATTTTTTGTTGGATTAGGATAAATTACTAATTCACCATTAATTTCTTCTAAATCAATTGGCCATCCTAAATCGCAATAATTGTAAAGTTCAATACAGAAAGAATCCCATTGTCCTGAACAACATTCATCATCAATAGATATTACCCATTCAAAACAATCATTTGGTAACCAGTAAGGTTCTCCTGGTCCTCCACTACATCCTGCATCATATTCACATGTTCCATCATCTGTATTTGAAAATGCATTATAATTGTAAGCATTAGAATCTGTACACCCTTCTACGATTTCAATACATGAACCATTATCCGTATTCGCTAAAGAATCATAATTAAAAGCATTTTCATCTGTACAACCGTAAACTACTTCGATACATGAAAAATCTTCGGTATTTGCATCAGAATTATAATTAAATGCAGTTGAATCTGTACATCCTAATACTACTGGTATACATGAATCGTTATCTGTATTTGCTAATTCATTATAATTAAATGCTTCTGGGTCTGTACAACCGTAAACTGGGTCAATACAACTGAAATCATCTACATTTGCTAATTCATTATAATTGAGAGCATTAGAATCTGTACACCCTTCTACTATCTCTATACATGAACCATTATCTGTATTAGCATTTTCATCGTAGTTTAGAGCTGTACTATCTGTACATCCATAAATAGGTAGTATACAACTACCATTTTCTGTATTTGCATTCTCATTATAATTAAGAGCAATTGGGTTAGTACATCCAAGTACTACTGGTATACATGAACCATTATCTGTATTAGCATTGGCATTAAAATTAGTAGCTGTATCATCTGTACAACCGAATATAACAGGTGTACATGAACCATTATCAGTATTAGCATTTTCATTATAATTGAAAGCTGTTGGGTCTGTACAACCATAAGATATTGCTATGCAACTACCATCATTTTCTGTAGCTTCTGAGTCATAATTTATAGATGAAAGGTTTGTACATCCTGGTACTTCTAATTCATTACAAACACCATCTGCATCATCATCATTTAAACAAACATCATTACAATCATAATAATCGTCAGGATATATACATCCTCCGCTATCTGCATTTGCATTAGAATTATAATTACATGCTGTATCATCAGTACATCCTAAATATATACAATCACCACCATCTGTATTTGCTTCGCTATTATAATTCCAAGCTGTTTCATCTGTGCAACCTACTACAACTGCTTCACAGGAACCATCATCAAAATTGGCTTCTTCATCGTAGTTGAAAGCTAAATCATTAGTACAACCTTCTACTATCTCTATACAACTACCATCATCTGTATTTGCATCTTCATTATAGTTTAGTGCTTCTGAATCTAAACATCCTAATACTGTAGGAATACATAATGTTCCACAGAATGGCATTGCTTGGTATGTATTATAAAATGGAGGACTAAATGGTTGTAGAGCTCCTTGGCCATTATCTGCAAATGGGTTCCAACCTTCATATAACAATATATCTCCATTAGCATTAGTTAATTTAAAAGAATTGTGTAAAGTTTGGAATGCTACTTCTTCTGGTGGTGTTTGTGCGCCTCCTACTTGAAAGTAATAAACTTTAACAGGTTTGTCCGTTTCTAACCATATAGGAAATGTTTGTTCGTATTCTCCTGGTCCCATTGTAAATGACCACTGATTATCTCCTTGAACAACTCCTAAAAATGAATTACCCCATCCATCTGCACCGGCATCACCTATCCACAATTCATAATTACAGTTTGGATATATTTCCATTTGTGTAGCTGTTGAATCATAGTTAAAAGCATTTTCATTTATACAACCAAATATGTGTTCGTTTAAGCATGAACCATCGTCTGTATTTGCATCAGGATTGAATTCTTGATAATCATTATCTGTACAACCTAGTACTTCTTCTACATTACCACATATAGTTGTCTGTTGCCATCCTGAATAAGCTACATTTCCAAAACCAACTCCTACTGTATCTTGTTCTGCATTTACCCAAGTATTAGATGATAGTGAAGTTATTACTTCTCCATCACACCCTTTTATTACAACATCACCATCCATAGTTCCACCTGTAGTTGAACCTGCAACACCATCACCATAAGTATCTGTAAGAACAAATTCAAATCCTCCTTCCATTGCACAAACATTATAAGTATAGGTTTGTCCTACATCTTGATAAGTATATGTTCCGTCTTGAACATCAGTAGAACCATCACCACTAACAAATGACCAACCTGTTTCACCTGGCCAATTGTCTAAAGTTACTTCTATTACTAGTGGAACATATCCTGCATCACAAGCTTGACCTCCACATGAACCATCATCTACTGTAGCCCATGGATTATAATTAGGAGCATTCTCATCTGTACAACCTTGAGTACATGGATATGGAGTGAAAAGTATTGTATCTGATACTAGACTATCTGCTGTAGTAAATTGAGCATAGAATTCATCGGACCAATTAGGTGGCATTGTACCATTACCAGCATAAACTCCCCATATACCATTATCTATATTCGTATCAAAATTGTATGAATTGGTATTTTCACTACCATAAGTTATTTGAATTATATTACAATTAGGATTGTCTGAAATATCCCAGTTATAATAAAGAATTGCAGAACCTCCATCACATTGTTGTTCTACATAAATATTGTCGATTGATTCACAAGGAGGGTATTCACATAACATTGAATCGTTTACATCCGCATCAGGATTATAATTAATTGCATTTTCATCCATACAATCAATAACTGGTGGATTTGGTGGAGCACATGGTGCTATAGTAAGTGATTCAATTAAACCTATTCCATAATCTCCTGAAGCATAGAATAGTGTATCTTGACATGCATTTGATACTAAACAATAACCATCGTTTGGCCATGATAATCCATCACCAAAAGCATCTAGTAATTCGAATGTGTATTCTCCAGATTCTAATGAATCTATTACATGGAATGCACTTGGTTGTTCAAACTCATAATCTCCTCCAGATGCTACTACGCCATAATCATTAGATAATGTCCATGAAACTTCATCTGCATAATCGTCAAACTGAAACTCTACATTAACCCAAGTATCTTGAGCAAATGTAAGAATTGGTATTAGTAAAAATAATAATTTTTTCATAACGTCTCCTCCCTATTTTATTTCTATACCGAAATTCAATAATATAAATCTGAAGCTAACCCCAGGGTTCCAGTGTAATTCTAATAAAGTAAAAACCCCAAACCTGATAGTAAAGTCAATAATATTCTTCTTATTACCTTCTTTCCAACTATTTATAAAATTCATAACTAAACTCCTTTATAAACTCTTTTTTTACCACCCTCATAAACATAAGCATGGCCTTCTATTATTAATAACTGATTAACATTAATTTCATTCTTGTCTTCGTCTTGAATGAATATCTCTCCAAGAACTCTACCATATTTCCCAACTCCGTGGGATTTTAATAGAAAATATCCTGGTCTAGCACTTATCTTTTCAATAAGTTCTTTATTTCTAGCTTTTGCTGCTAATCCTTTTTCTTTTTCTGCTAGATTTCTGGTTCTTGATTCCCAAGCATCTACACCCATGTACCTAATTCTTTTCTTAACCCAAGTGTCAAACCCTAAATCTATAAGAGCGTCGACAGTATCTCCATCGACGACTCTTTCTAGTTTTGCTTTGTAAATGTACTTTTCCATTATTTTTTACAGCTTTTATCACAGTGAGTTGCCCAGTAAGCCCAAGCTCCAGCACCAGCTAATAAACATAATCCTATCCAAAAATTAGCACCGAATGTACATCCTGCACCAACTGCTAGAAGATAACCTCCGTAGCATTTACCATAGCATTTTACTTTTTCTAAATTCATTTTTCTCTCCTAAATTAAATCGTTTGATTCTATTAATGTGTATGTGAAGCTATTGCCCCATACATCTCTTGCCTTTCCACAAATATCCATAAATTCTCTGAAATCACTATTCTTAGCAATAACTTGACAACCAGCAGACCACTTATCTACTCTTGTAGATTTGCCACCTGTTTTACCTGTTGCTCTATGGATATTGATACCGAAAAGACCTTCTTCTATCGAAGACTCATTTAAATCGTATTTTTTATCACGATTGTTATCTCTATAAACTTTTACAGGTTTCTTTTGACCTAAAGCTTCATATCGACCTTGGTGTTTTCTTATTTTATGGCTTCCTCTGTACTGACCTGGTTTTAGTATAGCTACACCAGATTCTCTCATTATATTTTCTACCCAGTGAGTTCCTGGGTCAGTTGTGCAATCATAAATATGAAATTGCCATTCGCCATCTATTTTATATGAAAGTGTTATTTTGTCGTCGAATGCATTTGTTACTCGACCTTTGGTTTCGTTATTCCTAACTCCTACAATGTTTACATCATAGCCTTTATTGTTAGAATCTCCAAACCAAACATATCCTTTAGCTTTTACAGCTGTTTCGATTTGTTCTCTTGTATACATAAGATATTATTCTCCTTTAGAATAAATATCATCTAGCGGGATTAAACTGTCAGGTTGTGCCCAAAATATGCGACCTACATGGTCTTTAACCCTGATGCTTTTATTGCCCTTTACCGTATCTTCAACTTTTACTATTGTTCCTGCAGGTACTAACCCAGTATTAGAATACACTGATTTAGTAAGTTTACATTTATCACCTATTTTCATTAATGAACCTCCAATAATTTTTTATCAAACTTAGGATTTTTAATACGAGTTTTAGTAGTTTCTTTAAGTTCTTTTATATCGAATTTAAAGTTTCCAAATTCATATTTTCCTGGTTGTGTAGTTTGTATTATTTTGTGTAAGTGGACTAAGAAGTTATAATCGTCAGGCTTTAATTCATCTGAATCAGCTTCTATTAATATACTATAATCTTTTTTAGGCTTTTTTGCATATTTATAAATCTGTTTGTAATCTTGCTGATTGTAAAGATGTTTGCACTTATCCCAAGCTTCTCCATTAAATCCTAATAGAAAATTTGCAGGAACGTGTTCTTTGTCACAAAGGCCTATAGCTTCTTTAATAACTTTTTTATTATCTAACCAAATTCTAGAAAAATAAGGTTCTATATTAAATATAGTATTCGGGTTCATTCTAGAAGAGTTCTTTATAAATAAATCTATATCATACTTAATAAGTTTTTCTGTACCATGATTAAAGCCTCCCCAACGTCTCACAAACCTTTTCAATTCTATCTTATCAGCTATATTCTGAATTCTTAATCTCTCCTGAGCTTCTTTATTTTCTGCTGAAAACCAATTAGGTCCTCTTGAAGAAGTACATGTAAAATGGTAAACTAAAGCACCATAAGTTTGTTTTAACTTTACTCCAGAATGTAAACATCTTTGAACCAAATCTGAATCTTCTCTAGACCTTCTGAATAAAGTATCATACCCACCTAATTTGCCCCAGACTTCTTTATAAAAAGTCAAAGGAGCAAAAAAGTAAGTTATGGAAGTTGGCTTCTTTTGTTGTTCTGCAAATAGATTCCAACTTAATAAGTCGAAGTGTATAGGGTCTACTCCGAAATCTTTAGTTATTGTTATTGGTGATTCTCCATGTAAAGGAGGTTCTACTCTTGTAGAACTTAGTATACAATTTTCTTCTATATTATTTAGGACATCTGAATCATAATGTGGGGATATCACCATGTCACTCTGTAGATAGCTTACTATCCTATTTTCAGCCATATCTACAAGTAAATTGTTATTTCTTGAGTACCCAACACAAGGTCCAACCTTATGGGTTATTATCTTTAAATTCTTATACTTAGGTTTAATATACTTTAGATAGTCTACAGTTCCTTGATTATCACTATCAACAAAAACTAAAATTTCATGGTCATCTCTATCTAAATTCTCTTTAAGAGACTTCAGAAGTAATTTTACATGTTCCAATTCATTTTTAGCTGTATTTATTACAAAACTAATCTTTTCCATTTAATATCTCCATCATATTTTTTGTGAAAACTTCTTCCCCATAATACTTTCTGTAAGCTTCTTTTGCAAACTTACTAACTTCATTATAAAAAGGTTCATTATTCTTAAGTTGTTCAGCTACTATCGTTGCGGACTTTACATCGTCTACTCTTACAGAACAAGCAGGGAAACATGTTATTTGGGTATCGACATCCATATTACCTATACAAGGTATTCCAAAATAAGCACAATTTAAACTAAAAGTTCCAGCTGCTACAGTTGGCATAAGATGAACTGCATATTTAAATTTAGATACTTCTTTCATCCAATTTAACCAGGTAAGTCTATCAAAATGGTTTATACCTTCTATAGCTTCTTCACCTTTCCTTTTGGAATGACTAGTTTGAGTCCATATTTTATTATCGAACAACCTAGCAACCATAAAGCTTTGAAAGCCACCATACCACCTAGAAAAATTACCACCAACTAAAGTCTTTTCCTCAGCTTTTGGTTCTATATCTTTTAATGTATCTTCTATCATTAATGTTGGTATAACTTCTACTTTTTGTTGACCATAAGTTAAACCTTCATAGAACCTTTTATCTAATTTATTATGTACAAATATACCATCACACTTTTCTAAACACAGATAGTGGTCGTATTGTTGTTTAACTTCATAATCATTAAATAGCCAATTTGGACCTTCCTGAATTATATAAACTTTCTTGTTTTTAGATTGTAAAAATTCTATAAAAGATGGATTACATAAGTTCGCTTTGGGGTCTGAAACTGGTTCCATCATCTGACTTGCATCTGCGCTTAAGTAAGTTCTAAGTTTTGGTAATATGACAAACACAACATCATACTTTTTTACTTTTTTAAATTCTTGGATTGGGTGGTGTTTAGCTCCTAAAGCTAACATCCAAGCAAACTCTGTTCTTGCATTTTCAAAAGTTCTTGGAACTGTTCCTTTAAAATTATTTTCTGATAAAAAAGCTATTTTCATTTTAATTCCTCTATTGTTTCTTTTAATCTATCTTCAAAATTTCCACTTATAAACGATTTGCTATTACTGATATACGGGTTATCCAGTCCATCTTCGGTTACTTCTACCTTAGCAGTCTTTCCTAAAATCATAGCAATCATTTCTGCTATGTGAGTTAATCTATAAGTTTCTTTATATTTACATTCAAAAGACTTTTTACAATTATTGTTATTTACATACCATTCAACTAATTTTATTAGGTCTTTCATGTGTACAAAATCCATGTACTTATCTTTATGTATAACCATTGGATTATCTTCGATACACCTTTTTACATTAGATTTTATAAACCTAGTATTAAGTTCATTTTCATCAAATAATCCCCAGATAATTAAATTGTAGAAATTTTCTGTCTCTTCAATCATATCTGCTATTATCTTTTTACTATGACCATAATTTGTTAAAGGGTATACAAATTGAGCACCTGAACCAAAATGAATAAGTTTTCCATAATGTTGTTTACCAAAAGAAAGATTCTCAAACATTCTTAAATTATCTTTAAAAACTTTCCTATCTTCTTTGCCCAATCTAGAACCTCCAATAACTGCACAGTGTATTACTACATCAAAATACTTATCAGCTAAAAAATCCCTAACACTATCTGCATCTGTTAAATCACATACACTTCTATTTAAAGCAGTTACTTCATAACTTTTTAAATTATTTAAAAGTGACTTACCTAAATAGCCATTGGTTCCTGTTATTAATATTTTTTTCATCTTTTCAAATTCATATAAGAAGGTAATCCGTTATTAATAAGTTCATCAAAATCCTCCTTCGTTAATTTTTTGGATTTGAATAACTCTAAATGCTTAAAATTTATTAAAAAATCTATATCATCTTCTGCCCAATGAGAAAACCCTAAATAGCCATAGTCTTTATCTCTACCACCACCAACAATCTTTACGGGTATCTTCTCTTTATCTAGGTAATTTCTTATCCATTCAAAAGGTCTGTATATTGCAAATGGAGTTATAGAATAAACTATAGGTATGTAACCATCCATAGCTAAACCTGTAGCCATTCCCATCATTAACTGTTCTGAGGATTGAGCATTATAAAATCTATCTGAATAGTCTAATCTAATTTTATCCCATAAGCCATATCCTAAATCTCCAGTTATTAAAACTATTTTATCATTTACAGACATTTCGTCATGTAGCATTTTTGCAAATTTACTTCTCATTTAATATCTCCTTAGCCTGCATATAATCTTCTTTACTCATAACGTGATAGTGAGCATTAAGACCTTTTAAAAATGGAAATTCATTAACGTTAGTATATCTAAGATTTATTTCCGGTAAAAAAGCTTTAAGCCTATCTGAAAGATATTTTGTGTCTATAGAATCATAAGCTACATAACCATTTATATTTACATAAACTTTTATATTTGTTAAAGCATTATCCTTTATAAATCTTAAAGCCTCCCAAACAGAACCTTCAGCACATTCACCATCACTGATAAGAACGTAAACATTCCTATTTCTATCTGCTAACGCCCTACCTACTGCTACAGTTATACCCATACCTAAACTTCCTGTTGAACAATAAATTCCATTCTCTTCGTCTCTATGAGGATGTCCACCGTGTTTAGCAAATAAGTCTTCAGCATTTTTACCACAGTACTTTTCTAAAGCTGCATATAGAGCTAAAGCTGCATGACCAGAAGATAGTATAAATATATCATCTTCTTTTTTAGTTTGGAATATTTCTTCTACTATTCCAGCAGCAGAAAAATAACTACCTAAATGGGATAAATCATTATACCAAGCTATATCTAATATTCTACTTTTCATTTTTTACCTCTCTATGTTTAAAAGCCATATAGTGATTCCATTCTCTTAAAGCTTCATCAGGAAGCATTTTTTCACTATCTATTCTAGGATAAGCCGGAGTTTTTAAAGGAGAACCCATCATACCAAACATTTCGAATTTATGTACATAAAGGAAGTATAGAAAATTATCAAAATCAAAAAGTCCTCTATATATAAATTGATGTCCCATTCTCCAATTAGGATTACTTATAAAGTATACAGAATTATTGTGTGTTAATTCATAAATTTTTTGAACTATTATAGAAGGATTAAAAACATGTTCTAAAAAATCATTAGTTATTACCAAATCATACTTATCTAATAAGCCTTCAGTATCAAAATCCATAGCCAAATCCTTTACAAAAAACTTACCTTTGAACTTATTTTCATCAAAGTATTTTTTTGCAAAAGGTTTATCAACAAGATGATAATCTAAATTAGGATATTTTTCAAGAATCTTTTGTGACAAATTTCCAGGTCCACTTCCCAATTCTAAAACAGATTTTATTTCAAAACCATCATTTACTAATCTGTTGTTGATAATACCATTTATCATCTTTGCTTCGTATTCATACCGACTTTCCCATCCTGGTTCTTTAAGTCTTTCTAAAGAATCATCATTCCACTCTTCGGCATCTACTGTATCGAATTTGTCTGAGTTGAATATCTTTTCGACTTCTACACCAGCTCCATTATCTTTTATTCTAAATAATCCCATTTTACTTTCCTTTTACCATATAAAATTCTTTAAATAATACTGTACAATTTCTGGAAGTTCTTTATCGAATTCACATTCAGGCTCCCATCCTAATTCTCTAAGTTTAGAATCATCTATCGAATATCTAACATCTTGACCCGGTCTTGAATAATCTAAATCTATTAATTCATTATCTATAACTTCACCATTATAAGCTAACTCTATAATCTTACTAACAGTCTTTATATTTTCTTGTTCAAAATCTCCAGATATATTAAAAATCTCATTAGTCTTACCACTTTCTATTACACTTATAATTGCTTTAGCGGTATCTTTTGCATGAAGCCAATTCCTTTTTGGTAATCCTCTATCATGCAAAGGAATCTTTTTACCCAATTTCAAATACTTACAAACTTTAGGTATCAGTTTTTCTGTATACTGACCTACTCCATAATTGTTAGTTGGTCTAACTATAATATATGGAAGACCATAAGTTCTATTCCAAGCCAAAATCAATTGGTCTGCTGCAGCTTTTGTAGCTGAGTATGGATTACTAGGTTTCAGTAAGTCAGTTTCTTTGTGAGCACCATCTACTATATCACCATAGACTTCATCAGTAGAAAAGTGTAAGAATATAGGCATTTCATCTGACTTATTAAGTCTTATCAATTCCAATAAATTATGAACTCCATTTATATTAGAACTTATAAATTCATCACTGCTGACTATAGAATTTCCTACATGGGATTCTGCTGCTAAGTTTATTACATAATCACAATCATGAATAGTTTCTAAATTTACTATATCTTCTTGGATAAAAGAAAAGTTTTCATACTCACCGAATTCATCTAATAATTCTTTTCTAGCAGCATAAGTAATCTTGTCAACTCCTTTAACATACCAGCCCATTTTCAAACAAGCTCTTGTGACATAAGAACCTATAAAACCTAAACAACCTGTTATATAAACTGCTTTCATCGTACGTACATCTTACAGTAATCATCTACAACTTTTTCTATATAATCCAATTGCTCATCAGTCATACCTGGCCAAACTCCCATAAAGAATGTATCTACTGTAGATTTTGTAGCTACTGGGAATTGTTTTCTTGGGTCTTTATAGTTCTTTGCCAAATCCAAATAAGCTGGGTGGAATAAAGCATTACCTGTAAAATAACTTCTTGTTTGTATTTTAGCTTTTTCTAAGTAAGTTATAAATTTATCTTTTTTAAATCTCATACTATCCTTTAAAGTTATAAGAAATCCAAACCAAGAAACATCAGCATCAGGTAAAGCAGATGGTAAATGAAATAACTCATCATACTTAGAGAATATTCCATGTAACCTTTTAAAATTATGTTTTCTTCGGTCGTGCATGTAATCTAATTTCTTAAGCTGTTCTAATCCCATACAGGCTTGAAGTTCTAAAGGCTTTAAATTATACCCAATTTCATCGAATACATATCTGTGGTCATAAGTAATATCTTTTTGTTTTGGAAACCAACTAGCAAATCTCTGACCACAAGCAGTTCCGTCTATTACACAACCTGGTTTATTTGAATTACAATAACAAGCTCTTCCCCAATCTCTGATACTAGCTAGAGTCATCCTTAATTTAGCAGAGTTAACTCCAACAAAACCACCTTCTCCCATTGTCATGTGGTGTGCTGGAAAGAATGAACATGTAGAAACATCTCCAAATCCTCCTAAAGGTTTTCCTTTCCATGTAGAACCTAAAGCATCACAAGAATCTTCTAAGAAAATTAAGTTGTACTTCTTTACTAATTTCATTAGTCTATCCATATCAGGAGGATTTCCTAAAACGTGAGCAAATATAATACCTCGAATCTTTTTCTTTTTATCTTTCTTTAGTAAAGCTTCTACTTGGTCTAAGTCTATATGTAAATTTGGTAAAGTCACATCGACGAATACAGGTTCAAATCCATTTTGAATTAAAGGATTTATTGTAGTAGGAAAACAAACTACTGGAGTTATAAACTGGTCTCCTGGTTTTACATCGAATCCAGCTTTTTTAGATTTTAATAGACTAACCATTAGTAGATTAGCAGAACTTCCTGAATTTGTTAGTATTCCAAATTCTTTATCCAGCTTCTCTGCAAACTCTAATTCAAACTCTCTACCCTTCTTTCCGAATATTAACCACTCGGTCATTAGACTTTCAACAGCTGCTTTATATTCTTTCTCATCAAAGAAAGGTCCTGAGTATTGAATCCAATCCTTACCAGCTTCCCACTTTGCATTTTTTCTTCTCATTTTAATAAGACTAGATACTCCACCTAGAATCTTTTTTGAATAATATTTTTCCCAAAAATTACTAAATATTCCCATTTTATTTTTCCCTATAACTTGTTTTGATTATTAAACCAGTAGTCTATCATTTCATCCAACATGGATTCAAATGTGTACTGATGTTTCCATCCTAATTGTTTTTGTGCTTTAGAACAATCACCTTTTAAAAATTCTAATTCTTCTGACCTCATATATTTTTCGTCTATAGCTATATAATTTTTCCAATTCAAATCTAATCTACGAAATACATATTTAACTAAATCTTTGACTGTGTGAGAAACTCCGGTTGAACACACAAAATCGTCAGATTCTTTTTGTTGTAACATTAACCACATAGCATAAACATAATCTTTTGCATGACCCCAATCTCTACTAGCTTCAAGATTACCTAATGTTAGTTTGTCTGCTTTTCCTAATTTTATTTTTACAGCTTCTTTCACAACTTTATTTGTAACAAAATTAGTTCCTCTTCTAGGAGATTCATGATTAAATAGAATTCCATTAGAAATAAACATCCCATAAGCATTCCTATAATTCTTACAAATACTGTGAGCATAAAGTTTTGCACAACCATAAGGACTTACTGGAGTCATCGGAGTTGTCTCCCGTTGATAACCATCAGAATCTATGTTATTACCAAACATTTCTGAAGAACTTGCTTGATACATTTTAGATTTTGGTACTACAATTCTGATTGCTTCTAAAAGATTAAGAGTTCCAGTTGCTATAGAATGTGTAGTATAAATCGGCATATCAAAACTAATCCTAACATGTGATTGAGCAGCAAGGTTATATATTTCATCAGGTTTAGATTTTGTTAAAACTCTAATTAATGAAGACATATCTAACATATCTGCATATACTAATTTTACTTCTTTAAATACTCTATCAGGAATTCTAGCTGTTTGGTTTTCTGCTACAGAATTTCTTTTAAGAATTCCCCAAACTTCATAACCTTTATCCAAAAGCAATTCAGTTAGATAGCTACCATCTTGACCATTTATTCCTGTTATCAGTGCTACTTTTTTAGATTCCATTATAAACTCTCGATATACCATCTTTAAAATTAGTAAATTTAAATCCTGGTAATAATTTTTTTAATTTATCTATCGAAACATCTTTTCTATACTGTCCATCTAAACTATTATCCGGATATTTTATTTTTAATCCAGGTTTTAATGTTTCTACTGCTATTTCAGCCATTTCATTTATTGAGTAATTAGTTTCTGTAGCCACATTAAAACTTTCTATTATGTCTTTATCAATAACTTCTTTAACAACTCTAGCTAAATCGCCTGCATACATAAATTGTCTTAAAGGTTTACCAGTTCCTAAAAGTTCTATACTTCCGTCTGAATTTTTAATCTTTTTAAGCAAAGCTGTGATAAAGTGCATTTTATTCCCGTGTTCAAAATTATCATACTCACTATACAAATTACAAGAAGTCAAATAATTATACTCGGTTCCATACTGTTTATTGTAAGCTCCTATTTGTACAGCCATACATCTCTTCGCATAAGCATAACTAAAATTAGTAGGTGCTGGAGGTCCTATAAATAAATCGTCTTCAGTCATAGGATATCTGTCTACTTTATCTGGATAGATACATGTACTCAACATAGCAGTAAATCTACTAACTTTATACTTTCTGCACATCGTAATTATATTATGGTTCATCATAACATTATCATCAAAGTACTCTGCTGGCTTATTAACATTATCAATAATTCCACCTACTTTTGCTGCTAAGTGTATAACTCTTTTTGGTCTGTGATTCTCGAAAAGAGCTACTGTATCAAACCAATCAGTTAAATCATATTCATCACTACCAACATATACAGCATTCGGTAAAACTTCTTGTAAGTGCTTACCAACCATACCAGTACCTCCTGTTACTAATATCATATTAATATCCCATGTCTTTGTTTTAATATTTTACTAACGTCTTGTTTTTGAAAATCTGGGTCTATCTTATGTAATATATTATTCCATCTATGATAACAAGTTCCTGTGGATAATAATCTTCTTTTTCCAGCTTCAAATATTTTACTATAATCTTTTGGATTCTTTTCATAGAATTTTATCTTATCCATTGCTTCATCTACAGTTTCAAATAGTATAAATTCTTTATTTGGTTCATAATAATTTTCTATAGTATTAAAATGCTGAGAAACCATCAGAGTAAAATATGGTATCTCTGCTACTCTACCTTTAACTTGGGTTCCTGACATAATAGAATTCATTGTGAAAGATAAAGAATACTTAGATTCAGCCCATAAAGATTTTATCTCTTCATAATAACATTCCGATATAGTCCTGACATCCATTCCCTTCATTCTAAATTCAGCTATTAAATCTCGTCTATTGGAATGTAATCCTCCTGCATGGCTTAGTAAAGTCTTTCTTTCTTTAGGAAAATCACATAACATTGTATTTGGATTAAAAGACCATTTAGTATGTATAAATTTTTCTTCAGAAATACCCAAAGCTTTATAATCATCCCAATTGCCTGCAAATGAAATTGTGCCATCTACAAAAGGAACCCAATCTTTTGCAAAATCATTAAATCTCCAATCATCATCTGACTGTAAAACATACAGTTTTGCAAAATCTTTTATCTTCTCCATTTCGGGATGTACTTTTTCATAAGCTACATGTAATACTATATCAGCCCCGTGGCTTCTAAGTCTATCACAAAGACTATCTATATCAAACTCTTCATATCCGTATTCAGGAAACCATTCGTAGGAAACATCATAACCAAAAGCTTCCAAAGCACCATAATTCCAATTTATAGCTTCAGAGTACTCATCTCTGTGATTTGCTTTTTCTCTAAATAACCAAACTATCTTTTTCATTATGAATTCTCAATTTCTTTAAATGTTTTTAAATGATTTTTATAAAGGTAATCATAATCCGTTTTAAAATTTCTAGCTATTTCCATATTCTCTTTAATAGCTTCTATTTTAGAATTGTATAGTTCGGGAGTTAGGGTTGGTATTATATTACTTAATTCTGGTAAAGAGTTAAATTGTATGATACCATCAGCATTAAAATGGTCTCCTATATTTGGGCACCCAAAGAAAATTGGTATACATCCACAAGCAAAAGAATCTATTAGAGCTTCCGTGTACCAACTATCTTTAGTAGAATTCATTATTACAAAATGATAATGATATGAAGCAAGACCATATATTTTACCAAAAGGTCCTTGACTATCAATTAATTCATTATAACCATTTCCAAAAACATCCATATTAAAGTGAGGATTATTTTTTTGTATATTTTTAATATTATTTTTAATTTCATTTATAGCCCAATGTCTCAATCTATGACCTACAGTCCAATCTTTCGAAGATGCTACTATAGATAAACATTTATTTTTTTCATAAAGACCCCATTTTTCTGGTAAAACTCTTGTACATCCTCCAGGACAAAACATAAATCTATCTTCAGTAATTAAATGACTAAAGTATTTATAGTCTATAGGTGCTATTAATAAATCAAAATCATTTTTATGCTTAGCAAAATAATCATAAGGATTATAAGGGTTTTTTTGAAAAATACAAGCATATTCATAAATATCATATATTTCTCTTATCCAAGCAACTTTTATTTTATCTTTATAATTGACATGTTCTGCCAATTTATTATCTTCAAATATATGGATATTACAATCGTCATCCCCATGAAAGAAGTCATGAACTTCTTGGTCTGGTGGAACATGTACATTCCAATCTCCAAAATTTTCTATATGTAATTTAACTTTCATTTTTTTCTCCTAAAATTGAATGTAAATATATTGAATGTACTGACTCGACAATACCATAATCTTTAGAGTCTACCCAATATCTTAAACTTGCTGCCATATTATTTAATTTATTATCCTCTTCAAAACCAGATAGAGCTACATACTCTGTAAAAGTTTCATCGCAATACTTTGCAGCATTTACTATATTCATAGAATTACCTGAAGAAGATATTAAAATTACTAAGGTTTTTGTATTACCAAAATCTTTTATGAATTCCATGTAAGCATTATCTCTACCATAATCATTTATATAACAAGTTAGCCTAGATGGGTCTGAAAAACTTATAGCTCTCTTATCTAAGCACTTTGTATAATCTTGTGCAATATGTGAAGCTATAGAATTACTACCACCATTTCCTATTATGATAATATCCTCATGCTTACTAACTAGATACTTAAGGCGTTTTACTTCACCTTTAATCTTTTCTACTTCTATTATCAATTTATTTAAATCCATTATCATCTCTACTAAATAAAGGAAATTCTGTCACATCCCTATAATCTGGTATTTCTACTTGGTCTTCTGCATGTTCAGGATAATGTTGTAATAACCATAAGCCTCTAGCAGCTTGTTCTGGTGTCATATACATATTCCAGCCCATTATATCTATTCCATCTATTTGATAGTTAACTCCATCATCAAAGCATCTGCCTTCATATCTTGCTTTTATAAACCAATCGTAAGCTTTCTTACTATCAGTTAATATCATTCCGCCTTTACCAATACAAATTGGTTTCTTTAAGTGGAATGATAAACACATGTGGGTTCCTGGTATGTACATATTAGAAGTAAACCTTTTAGCCGAATCGTATATAGGAAATGGTTTTAATTGGTATACACCTTTCCATTTCAAATCTTCAAATACTGGTATTCCTCCAGCATGATGTATAGATTGAGGTACTGAAATATAAGTTCTTTTTGGTATCATTACTTCTTTACCCTTTACACTTTCATAAGAACAGGCCATAAGTAAAGCATCAGTACAACTACTTACACCGACAGCATATTTAGCTCCAGTGTAATAAGCAACTTCCTCTTCGAACATTTGAACTATTCTATATGGATTATGTAATTTAACAGGCATAAGATTTAACTCCAACATTATCTATTTCAATAGGTATACATTCTACACCATTTTTATAAGGTTCTTTTGAAATTACTAAGAAATAACCACCACCTCCTGCTCCTAATAATTTTTTTGCTAAAACATTTTCGTCTTTATCTAGTTTGTTTCCAACTTCTAAAACTTTCTTATTCATTACCAAATCAGAAAAAGTTTTTTTCTTTTCCCAAGCTGTATTTAAAACATCGCAAAGTGCTGAAGGATTTCTATTCATATCTAAAACATCAACATCTTCTAAAGCTCCCAAACACTTATCTGGTTCTATAGAGCTTAATATATCTGTAGAATTTCTACGAGTATTGGTTGGTATTAAGCTAACATTTAACCCTTCGAATAAATTAGAATTAATATACTGAACCATAACTTTCTGTCCGCCAAAAAAATCTAACCTCTTCAGACCACCAATTCCACATCCATAAGTGTCTTGATATCCAGTTAAAGGATTAAATTTTCTTTCTAATTCTAATGCTAAAGTACAGATTTCAAATTGTGACCAATTCTTATTTAGAAATTCTAAAGAAGCTTTTATAGCTGCTATCATATAAGATGAAGAGGAAGCTAATCCAGTACCTGTAGAATCTATATCAGAATTAAAAATCATTGTCATTGGTGGTAAATTAAAATACTGTATCACTTCTCTAGCTACATCATTCTTTATATCAGAAGGGTTTTTAACTGTTTCAGTTTTTGTATAATTTATTCTGTACTTACTACTTCTATTTGCATTTATAGTTATGTAAGTATATAATTTAGCAGGAAAGCTTATAACAGCACCTCTACCAAACTTAGAAATAAAACTTTCTAAATCTGTAGACCCTCCAACTAGAGAAATTCTTAATGGACATTTAGCTGTTATCATTTTCTACCTCATATCTTAAAATTACTTTACTATTTCCAATATAAAAGTGTGCAGGATATTTTTCATTATCACAAATTCTAATTCTATCCCAAAAAGGTACTAAAGAACTTATTTCAGAATCTTTAGGACTTCTCTTCTGATGATAAGATTCAAACCCACTTTGTTCTCTCAGAACCATTACACCTTCTTTTAACTCTTCTAAAAACTTATCGAAGCAAATAGATATACCAGCTAGTCTATTTATTTCTAATTCACGATATGTATCAATATCATTAATTTCCATATTGTGCTGATATATTATCTGTCCTGCGTCTACTTTCTTAGCTAATTTATACAGACTTACTGTTATATTCTTCCTGCCATTCAAAACTGCCCACTGTAATGGAGCATGACCTTTACCTTCTGGTATTGGTGTTTCGTGTATACCTATTATCCCATACTTAGGTTTACTCAAATACTCTTCTGGTATAATATCATAAACTCCACTTTCTACTACAAAATGAAAAGATTCGTCTATGTCACTTAAATCCTTAATAATATGATAAGTTAAATTATGATTCTTAAGTGCATGGATAAAACAATCCTTTCTAAATCCCATAAGACCTATTTTCAAATCCTTAATATTTTCATCAATTCTTTGAATCATTCATCTTCTCTACATATCTACTTAATCCTATTTCAGGAGTAACTTCTGGAACAAACCCTAGCATAGTATTTATTTTTTCAGTACTACTTCTTCTATTCTTAACCTTCTGAGTATCTTCTGGTTCGAAAACTATTTCAGTTTCTTTTCCAATTATAGACATCATAATCTTAGCCAAATCAACTACTTTAGTTTCTTTGCCACTTCCAACATTAAAAAATTCATTGCTTACATCACTTTCCATTCCTAAAAGATTTGCTTTAGCTATATCTTCTGCATGAATCAAATCCATAGTTTGAGTTCCGTCACCATAAATAGTTATAGTTTCTCCATTCATTATTTTATCATAGAATATAGGAAAAACTTGAGTGTAAAAAGCTCCTTTATTCATCCTGTCAGAATAAACATTATAGTATCTAAATCCTAACCAATCTACTTTACAATTAGATTCAAAAATTAATTCTGCTGATATCTTTGTCCAACCGTAAATAAAGTTTTTGTATTGGAATGGGTGTTTCTCATCTACTGGTAAATACTTAGGTTCGCCATAAACAGAAGCAGAAGAAGAATAACATATCTTTTTAATTCCAAACTTATTAGATAAATCTACAACATTAAAAGTTCCCATGACATTTGTATTTATAGCTTTTCTAGGCAAAGCTTCACTATCTTGTATTAACATAGAAGCACAGTGAAAAACATAGTCTGGTTTATGTGTTTCGAAAACATAACTTAATTCGTCTAATTTAGAAATATCCAAAGGGTAATACTTTACATTAGCAGAACTATTTATATTCTTACCATTAAAAAAGTTATCTACAATTACACACAATTTAGGTTTTTGTTTTAAAACCTCGTCTAATATGTAAGAACCTATATTACCAGCTCCTCCAGTAATTAAAACTGTACTATCTTTTAGTTTCATTATATTTCTCTTCCCAAAGTTTTGCATATTTAACTTTTATATTATCTATACACTCATGTAAATATTTGTCATTATTCTTTTCACCATCAACAATAGTATTTCCAGCAGAGTATTCGGATAGTCTATAAAACCAAGTAGGTAAATTTACCATCTTACATTTCCTCTCATTAAATAATATCCTTGTCCAATATTCAAAATCACAAGCACCACCAAATGACATATCTGGTTCGCCAATAATTTCATGTAGTTTAGTTCTGTATATAACTCCAGAAGCCATCATGTGATTATTAGCTCTAGTGACTTTACTGTCTTCTACACCAAACCAATGTTTAAAGCATTCTAAAGGATTATCATAAGAAGGCCAATTAACTCCTGGGTTTATATTTGGGTTCATACCAAAAGATAAAACTTTTGAATCATCTGACATCATAATACAGTTGTGAAATACTAAATCTATATTAGGATTTTTTCTAAATATATCCATAGAAGTTGTATAAAATGTTGGTGTCATTGGGTCATCTTGGTCAGTCACATGTAATAAATCACCATTTACGTATGGTAAAGCTCCTACCCAACTACCTCTACAAACTTTATTACCAAAGTTTTTTGGACTGTAAATGTATTCTATTTCATCTTTATAATCCGATAAGTCTTCCTCAATTTCTTTGTCACCATTATCATTAAAAATTATGTACTGATAGTTTTCTATTCTAGCTACTCTTAGCGCTAATAAATTTTGTGCTAGAGTTTCTAATATATAAGGATTTCTCCTATAGACACCATGTACTATTGTTAATTTTTGTTCCATAATATAACCTTAATATAAGAAATTTTTTACACTTTTCTATGATGATTTCTTATTCTTTTTCGTAAATTTGTTGTCGACCAATCGTGATTTCTATTGTGCCAATAAACAGGGATTTTTAAATCTATTCCTGTATAATCTTTACCTAACCAATCTGAACCTAATATTCTTAAGTCATAAGAAGTTTCTTTTAAATGGTTATATAATTCTGCTTCAGTTCTATAAGTCCATATTTCATCTATATACTTACACCCTGATAACATTATGAATCTTTCCTCCAAGGTTTGAATAGGTTTATTCTTTTCTTTTCTATCTAAATTAGGGTCTTCTTGTAGACCTACAACTAATCTATCACATTGTGATTTTGCATCTTTCAGCATTAACATGTGTCCAGCATGTAGTAAATCAAATGCACTACAAGTAAAGCCTATTTTATTAGATTGTTTCATAAAATGCGTTTTGTTTCTCTTGTCTTCCAATATCTTTTGGATGATATAAACAGAACTTTTCTTCTGCAGGAAGATTTGCGAATTTAGTATAACCTTTTAATTGTTCATGTACTGGTTTTATCCAATATATTTCTTCTTTATTTCTATAGATTCTCATTTGCCAATCGGGAAAATTCACCCAACCATCTTCAGTTAATCTCCAACCCCACTTCTGAACATGTTCATCAGTAATACCTGCTACAGTATTTACTCTAGGTACCCAAAATGCTTCTACGTCTTCATTAGCTTCAAGGATAAACGGTAGAGCTTCAATTAAATATTCATTTGGTATTTCATCTGCATCTATTTGAAATATCCAATTACCATCACACTTTTTATTCAGTGCATTTTTATATCCTGCAAAGTTCTTATTAAGTGAATGCTGAGTGAGTGTGTATTCTGAAGCTTGTTTGGATTCGAATCTTTCACATGCATCCCAAACTTCTTCTGTTGCATTTTCTTTATCCATTTGGACTACTACCTGGTCTTCAGGTCTTTTGTGTTCGAATAAAAAATTTAACAACTTAGTTATTTCTTTATGTTCATTGCATACTGTTATTGCGTAACTAATTTTCATAACCTATTCTTCTTCTACTGAAGTTCCCATAAGAGTTGCTTCAGTATCTTTATTAAATTTATAATCTATTATATTTATACTACCAAAAGAATTTAAATCCATAGTTCTATAAGCTCTATTAAAATATGAATCTAAACCTCCTCTAAGTCTTTTAGCATAAAATCCTTTAGGTGAACCTTCTATAACCATTTCAGCTATATCCAAACCTCTGTACTGTTGGTATTGAGGTATGTACCTTAAACCTTGATTTTTTGCAAACCTATCAAAAATTTGGAAACCAAAATTGTCTAGGGTTAAAGCGTGAACCTGATTATAAAATCTAGGATTTAGTATCAGGAGCATGTACCTTTTGGCTTCTCCTTCTTGTGGTCTGTATCTAGCTTCCACAATCATTCCACGTGAAAGCTTAGCTTTTGGAATTACTAATCTTTTCCTAATCCTCAGAGTGTGTTCGTTTAGATGTGAACGAGCCAAGACTATACCCCCTTATCCTTTTTATTGCATCTACATACCTATCAAAATATAGAGCATTTTCTAAATCTAATTTAGATTCATAATTAACTACTTGTGAACTTTCTACTTTTTCTTCTTCTGTAAGTTCTTTTACTTGAGCAAAACACCATTTCAAATCACCAGGCTTCCCTACTGGAAATACCATAGCATCTTTGGTTCTTACTGTTGATGGGTACCAATAAGATTCTCCATCGTCAAAACGACAATCTCTGATTATCTTAGGCATGGAACTTTCATAAGTTTCTATATCTAAATCTGGATTCTTTTTATGATTCAAAGGAGTTTCATTAGTGTAAAAACCACTACTTAAATCCATTTTAGATGCTCCAGATTTTTCATCATAACTACAAAGAACCTGCTCAAGTCCAGTTATTGGACTCTTTTTCCAAATGTCTTTATTCTTTGTTTGTTGTTTTGCCATTTCTTAAATCCCTTAATCTCCACATTAAGTGTGATGTTATATCTTGAACTGCACCGTTCATCATACCGGCGTCTTCTAATAATTTAGCCAAACTACTCAAAGGTGTTTGTAATTCTTTCTGAATCCAATCTTTATCGCTTTGGTCTAATTCCATATTGTGTCTAATTACTTTTCTCATTTTAATCTCCTTAAACAGTTGTTTTTAATTTTGGAAGTTTTAATTTTGGTAACTTTATTTCCTTTCTTTCTGGAACGTACTTATCCATTATCTTAGCAAATTCTAAATCCATACCTTCCAAACTAAAATTTTTATTTATATGTGATTTCTGTTTCTTTGCTTGCTCTTTGTATTTCTTATAGTTATCGAATACTTCTTTAATTACTCCACTAGCATAAGTAGGGTTTACATAGAACCACTTTGCTTCTGGTAATATAACTTTATCCCATACTGCTGATTGGTGTACTGGTTGAAGTTCACCTCCTAATTTTAGAACATCTTTACAGAAGTCTAAATGTCCAGACCAATTAGAAACTATTATTGGTTTTCCAGTAGTACTAAATTCAGCTAAAGGTCTACCATAACCTTCACCTTTTGTAAAACTAACCATAGCTTTAACTTTGTAATGGTTATAAAGACCATTCATTTCATCTTCTGTTAAGTCCCCATGTAATAAATATACTTCAGGTGCATTTTTAATCCCAGAAGACTTTCTAAGGTTCTTTATAGTCTCTAAAAGATTCTCTCTATCTGCGACAGAAAAAGTTGCCATTGATGTTTTAAGTATTAGAGCAGGTCTTTTAGATTCCGGAGTCTTTTTAAAAGTTTCTAAGAAACACCTGATAGTTGTTGCTAAATCTTTCCTATCATGTCCAAAATCACCTTTCAACCAATGACCACAAACTAAATAACAGAATTTTTCTGGTATCTCTCTAAACATATCATTAATGGTTTCGGGTATTTCATTTTTAGCATTAAATACTTTTGTATTTACTCCTTCAAATAAAACTTCTATTGGTTTTTCAGTTTTTAAACCACCAACCACATTACCTTGTTGGTCTTTTTGGTCGTATACAGTTTCTAAGAAAACTTTTTTAGAATGTTCAGAAGGAACTATATTAACATCCATTCTATTTAAACCCTGAAGCCAATCTGCTGAACAAGCAGTAGTTTCTATACCTGCAGTTATACCTATATTGAATTTGCCTATAGGATTAAATTCATTAGGAACTGAACATTGTACAAACACATCTGGTTGTCTATCCAATCTAGGACTTGGCATAATACACCTAATTATATCATCATGAATACCTTTTTTCAATCCATCTCTAGGACAAACGCCCCAAGGCATATCATTAATTTTTATTTCAAATCTATCCATCTTAATAAGAGAACTTAATAAATCTCTAGTATGGTCTCCATAACCGGACCTAGAACTTGCTGGTCCTTGAAAAGCTAATAACTGTTTCATTTTATCATTCCTATTGGGTATTTTATTTCTTTCGAATTTTTAGTACTTATCATTTCAAATCTTTTTCTAGGGGTCCAATTCTTAAAACAACCTTCTATAGCATCTGTCATAAATTGACACATATCCGCTGATGTAAAGCCATTCTGTATTGCCCATTCTCTACCAATCAAACCATTCCTTTTTCTTTGTTCTCTTCCCATATCGTACCAATACTTTAAACCATCCTTTATCTGCTTTATACTAACTCTAGAATCATATATGTAAGGAGTCAAAGGAGAACCTGATAGGTTCATTTGTGGCCATAGAGGATAAGCCCAAGCTCCATGATTCTTATATTTACCATCACTATTACTTGGCCAATCTGTATTATAATCTTCCAATACAACAGGAGTACCATCATTCTTTACTAAACCTAATTGGTCTTGTAAACCTCCTATACAACTTGCAAGTACTGGGGTTCCTGACATTATTGATTCCATTACACTTAATCCAAATCCTTCAGCTGAACTTGGTTGACAAGTAACATCAGCTAAATTATACATCATAACCAAATCTTTTTCTGGAACTTTACCACCTGATATAACTATATCGGCTCCAGGTGCTACCATTTTAGCAACTCTAGGTAAATCAGTTCCGTGTTGGTCAATTGGAGTAGTGTGCATTAATAATCCGCATCTTTCAGCTTTTTCAGGACCTATCTCCTCTAAAAACATTTGAAAAGCTTGTATTAAATCTGAAGGATGTTTTCTTCCTATATTTCTACTATTGAAAAATGCTATAAAATCTTTAGTCTGTCCTGGAAAGAATTTTTCTTTTGCCTTTACTAAATCAGAATCTAATTCTTCTACAGGCATAAAAATATCTTCTCTTATTCCATGAGGAACATACTTTAAGTCCCAATCTTTTCTAGGTTTTCTCTGACAAACATTATTATTTATATTATAAGTTTGTTTTGAAATTGCCATTAGTAAGTCACAAGATTCATAAGCATTCTCATTCCAATGTGGGTATGGAAGGTCATCCCAAATATTATAGTACATAATTGGAATTTGCTGTCTTATTTCATGTTCCATATCGTATAACCACTGCCAGAATCTAGGGTCAGTGAAGTGTATAATACCATCTGGCTTTTCTGTTTCCATTAGATGTCTTACTAGAGTTGGGTCTCCATATCCACTTACTGGCCAAATTTTACAGTAAGCGTTTTCTACACCGCCTTTTTTAAACTCTTCTGAAAGGTCGAATAGTTTTCCTTGGTCTGGGTGATTTATAGCTCCACCAATCTGAATCCAATCATACTTATGGATAGTTCCTCCAACTATATGTTTAGCCATGGTACCTACTCCAGAATTTACTCTCATGTCATCACACATGAGCAGGATTTTTTTCTTTTTTAATCCGTTAGGACTAATTTCTTTTAATTGTGGTAATTCCATTTTTATAACCTCTATTTACAATCATTAATTGTTTGTCTATATTCTTTGTCTGTCACATATTTCGCTAAACTTATATTTACAAGTTTTTGAAACGTTATATTTTCTTTTATACAAAGTATTTTAAATTGTTTATGGAACTTCTTATCAACATTAACCGATGTTAGTTTTAATTTATTCATAACTTATTCTCTTATTTGTATATATAAATATATACTTATATGAAAAAACTAATTAATTATAGTAATTTTTTTACCCATTTTTTTTGCTTCGTTTAATGTATGGTTTGTTCCATTAGAATGAATTCCTTTCGGTATAAAACCTATTAAGAAATCACAATACTTAGCTAATAATTTATTTCTATGAAAAAAGTTTTTAGGTGAATAATTTTTATTGTAAAAGTTTTCATTACAAGCAGAGTATAGATTTGGAGTAGTATGTGAAGGATTAAATTCTTTATACTTACATTCCATTTCTAAAGCATACTTTTTTGCATACTTGTCTGCTCCATTAGGACAACCTCCAGAAACTATTATTAAATCTTCGTTAAACTTTTGACGTAGTTTATATATAGTCTCTTTAATTTTCCTTCTGTTCTCGTAAACTCTACTACCTATTATTCCTATTTTCATTTTCTATCGTAATCATCTTCTATTCTAACTATATCATCCTCACCAAAGTAAGAACCATATTGAACTTCTATAAATACTAAATCATCTAGACTTTTATTTTCTACCCGATGTTTAGTTAATACTGGTATGAATATTGTTTCTCCATAAGTGTGATGAGAAACTTTATCATCTAAAGTAATAGTAGCATTACCAGATACTACAGTCCATACTTCATGTCTTTTATGATGATACTGATAACTTAATCTTCCTCCTGGGTTTACAGTTATCTTTTTAACTTTACAATCACTATCATCAACCAGTATTTCAAATTTTCCCCAAGGACGTTTTTCTATATAATTTTTCACAAACAACTAAAATATCTTTCACCTCTATCACAGAGTATTGTTATAACATTTTTGGAATAAGAATTACTATAAGACCATCTCTCTGAAGCCAATACATTAGCTCCTGCGCTTATACCAACGAATAAGCCTTTTTCTTCAGCTAAAAATCTAGCTTTTATTTTTGCTTCTTCGGTAGGTATAGTTATTACCTCGTCTACGAAATCCAAATCTACTAGAAACTTGCTGCCATCTCCTATTCCTTGAATACCATGAATCCCTTGTTCTCCTCCTGACATGACCGGACTCTCCGCCGGTTCTACGGCAATAATCTTCATACCACTCCAGTGTTCTTTTAATCTCGTTCCGCAACCCATTAAAGTTCCTCCTGTGCCTGTACCTAAAATAAAGGCGTCTGGCGGGTCCAATTCTTTCCATTGTTCTATTATCTCCTCTGCAGTTGTTTCATAATGAGCTTTTACATTTAATTCATTATGGAATTGGTTACAATTAAACCAACCTCTTAACCCTGCTAATTTATTTCTTAATTCTATAGCACCATCAAAATCACCCTCTTCAACTTCAATAAGATTAGCTCCGTAGAACTTAAACATCTTCTTACGCTCTTCTGACATATTAGATGGCATAACTATAAACATCTTATACCCTCTCTCGGCTGCTAACATAGCAAAAGCGATTCCAGTATTACCTGAAGTCGCTTCTACCAAAGTGTCTCCTTTTCTAATAAGTCCCCGTCTCTCTGCATCATTTAATATGTAAGTTGCCATTCTGTCTTTAACACTTCCTCCAGGATTCATGAATTCGGCTTTACCCCATATAGTAAAGTATTCGAATTTAATTGGTAGGAGGGGAGTATTACCTACAAAGTCTGACAATTTTTTCATACTAATTTTCTATTTTCTTTTGGACATAAATCATAATCCTCTTTAAAGGGACAAAATCTACAATTGTTACCTCCAGGTCCTGATACTGCTTTATAATCTTTTACTATCTTTTTACCATTGCTATCAAAAGCTTCTGATATAAAAGCATTAAAGTTTTTAGCAGTTTTATTTATAGATGGTTTCCCATTTGGAGGTGTATAAGTCTGAATTCTTCTTTGAGGAAAATCTGAATCTTCCCAAATTTTTCTCTTTAAAATAAAGTATTCGACTTCTATATCCTTCTCTATTTCATTTAAAGTCATTGTAGGAAATATCCTTTTAAATTGCTTAGAAGAGTATTTCTTGTATAACCTTAATTGGTCACCTTCTTGTTTCTTTTTATAATCATTCCAACCAGTAGTAGCAGTTTTTATATCTATTATTTTTATTTTGTCATGCTCTCTAAGGACCAAATCCATGAAGCCAATTAGTACAACATTAGGATTTGTATCTACTTCTGCCAAAACAGGTAATTCTATTCCTATTAATTCAGTCTTCTTTTTAGTAAAATACTTTCCGCGTCTTTTTCTAAATTCTTCTAGAATAGCTATACCCTGATTACAAAACTCAGTAAGTTCTTCGCGGGATGAAAAATGCTCTCCGGAATTTTTTTTCACTTCTGCAGAATACTCTTTTTTCATAGATTCAGCAAGTATACTAGGCCATTCCATAGACTCAGCTTTTTTTACAGTTTCTGTATACATAGTCTCTAAGAATAGCTGAATACATTCGTGCATAGCATTACCAAAGACATTGTATATGGTTGGGTTCCACTTTCCCTTCTTCTCCAGATACTGAAGTTGCCATTGTTTTGGACATCTCTTAAACATGTTATATTGACTATAACTCACAGAAGTTTTGCCCATCTTATAGACTTGATTATACAAGTCTTTGGTTTCTTGTTGATTCATAAAAACTTTTTAATTTATTCTGATTTGTCTTTTGGTAAAAATTCTTTACTTATATGACCACATTCATCACATTTGAATACTTGCATAGGTACCATAGTTTTTTTACCTGTTGGTGACAAAACTGCAGATAAACTTTTAAATAGAAATACCTGTGTGAATGTTTGATTTCCACATTTTTCACACAGAACATCTGTTAAGTCATCTGGGTTTATATTAAGTTGCGCTTGTTGATTCATGTTTAGACCTTTTTCTTTTCTTTTCATATAATTATCTAGTGTCCTGGAAAGGGTAAACCATCTTTAGCTAATGATGGCTCTATAGTTTCCTTATCTTTTGTCATTAAACATTCCGTAGTTATAATTGTTCCTGCAACTGAACCAGCTTTTTCTATAGCTGTTCTAGTTACTTTAGCAGGGTCTATAATTCCTGACTCTAACATATCAACTACTTTCTCAATTCTTGCATCATACCCTTTTGTCTTCGAATCTTCAGAATGAATACGCATCCAAATTAATTCCCAATTTAGACCAGCATTAGACATTATAGCTTCGAAAGGTGCTTTACAAGCTCTTTGAATAATTTGAGAACCTCTTAATTGGTCATCATTTTCTATATCTACTTTAGCACTTAATCCTGCATGCATTAAAGCAATACCTCCTCCAGGTACTATACCTTCATCTAAAGCTGCTCTAGTTGCACAAAGAGAATCTTCTACTCTAAACTTCTTTTCTTCCATCTCCAATTCTGAATCTGCACCTATTCTACAAATAGCAACACCACCGGATAGTTTTCCTAATCTCTCTTGGAGTTGTTCTGTATCATAATGGGATTCTGAGTCTTCTATTGCTGCAGTGATTTCTCTAACTCTAGATTCTATGTCTTTAGCATCACCATTTCCATCTATAATTGTAGTTCTCTTATTATTGATAGTAACTAATCTTGCAGAACCAAACCAGTTAGAATCGAAGTTAGTCAATTTCATAGCTTTATTAGGACTTACTACTGTTCCTCCTGTTAATACTGCAATATCTTCTAGGTTATCAGTTCTTTTTTCCCCATATCCAGCTGCTTTTACTGCTGCTACATTTAAAGTTCCTCTAGCCTTATTAACTATAAGACCTGCAAGAGCTTCGCCATCTATATCTTCAGCGATTATTAATAAAGACTTACCTGATGCAATACAAGCTTCTAAAGGTTTTACTAAATACTTTAAACTAGAAAGTTTTTCATCTACTAATAATATATTAGGGTCTTCTAGTTCTACTTGCATATTACTTTGGTTAGTTATAAAGTATGGTGAGCAATAACCTTTATCGAATTGTAAACCTTCTACAGTTTCTAAATAAGATTCTGCTGTTCTTGATTCTTCTACAGTCACAACTCCTTCTTTACCTACTTTATCTATAGCTGCACCAATTAACTTACCAATTTCTGAGTCATTATTTGCACTAATTCTAGCAATGTTTTCCACTTCTTTCTGACTTTTTATATCCTTAGATATTTTTTCTACTTCTTCAACTATAACTTTTACAGCTTTATCCATTCCCCTTTTTAGTTCTATAGGGTTGCATCCATTTTCTATAGCTTTAAAACCTTCATTTATGATTTCATCAGCTAATACAGTTGCTGTAGTTGTACCATCTCCGGCTTCGTCATTTACTTGGTTAGCTACTTCTTTTACCATTTGTGCACCTGCATTTTCTAATTCATCTTTTAGTTGAATTTCTTTTGCTACAGTAACACCATCTTTTGTTGAAATATATTCCCCATATTCTTTTTCTATAACTACATTTCTACCTCTTGGCCCAAGCGTAACTTTTACCGCTCTAGCTAATTGATTCACTCCAGATTTAATCTTTAGTCTAGCTTCTCTTTCGAAGTCTAAATTAGTAATGTTAGGGTTCCATTTTTTAGCCATTATTTATCCTCCTTAATTATTGTTAAAATTTCACATTCTTTTATTATATGATATTCTACATCGTCTACTTCTATAAGCTTAGACATATTTTTTTGGTACAAAACTCTATCACCAACTTTACATTGACCTGGTGTATAAGTTCCGCTAACTAGTGATTTCATTCCCGGCCCGATAGCTACTACTTTACCAAATAAATTACTTTCTTTGGTTAAATCTGGCATGATAACACCGCCTGAAGTCGTACTTACATCTTCTTGGGAAATTTCGATAATGATTCTATCTTCTATTGGATTGAATTCCATAATTATAACCTCCTTTTTATTATTGTTTATAACGTTTTTATTTAATATAAATATCAGTATTACTTTTTAAACTCATCACTTTCTAGCAAAATTTTTATTTTGTCTATAAGTTTAAATTCATCTAATTGTTCTAATACTTGTTTTTTAAAATACACATCGTAATCTATTTCAAAGACGTCTTTTCTTTTATCGATATACTTTAAATCTTCTGAATTTAGGCATATAGCTTTCTGTCTTTCTTTTGCTTTTAAATCCTCTTCACAATTACTTTTTATATAAAATAAATAAGGATTGTCTTGATGTGTTATTTTAGTTCCTAATTTTTCATTTGCCCACTTTGCTGCTTTAACATGTTGAGGCATTGTCTTTTCATAATCTTTAAATGGTTTGCCAAAAGCTTTAGATATACCAATAGTTTCATAAGGCTGACTTTCTAATATACTTCTTAAATCTTTAACCCAATTTACATCTAATTGGTCTCTAACAGCTAATTCAGCCATATCATTTAGTTTATCTTTTAAAAATTCTGGGGTATCTTTTCTGATTATATTTAAGCCTCTAATATACTTCTTACCAGTTTCTCTTATGATAGTATAATACCTTTTCTTTGCTTCACTGAAATAAGCATATTCTAAGTCATATTCGAATTTTAAATCCATGTGATTATATTCCAAATCTACTTCTGGATTATACTTCTTAACAAAGTTATTCTCTAAATTCTTATTAAAGCCTTCCAACTCTATATTCATTTGCTCTTCATTCTTACCTTCGGACTTAACAAATATAGAATCTGTATCACCATATAAAGTCTTATGGCCTCTACTAGTAAAATCTACTATAGCATATTTTAAAGCTTGTCTAGCAAAAAATGTAATAGCATCTGCACATTCATAAGAACATAATCTAAAGTAATTAAAGCCCATTGCACCGTAAGCTGAATTAAGTATAAGTTTAAAAGCCCACTGTCGCTTTTTCATAGCTACAGCCATATCACCTTCATAGTTACCAGCTTTTAAATTACTATTTATTTCGACTCTTTTTAAGAATAGCTTCTTAAGTATTATAGGCATTAAACCTAATTTGTGTTTGTGAGAATAGAATAAATATCTCTTACCAAAAAGGTCTTCTTGAAATCCAGTATCTATTACTGGTACACCATCTTTTTCTAATTCAGATTTAACATCTTCGAAGTTTATTCCTAACTTTTGACACTCTTCTTCTGAAGTTATAAAAGTTTCTGGACTGATATTAAATGCCATTATTGTTGTAGGATATAGCGAAGTATAATCCATAACAGTAACATCTTTATGTCTACCAGGTTCTGTAGGGTCTATAACTATAGCACCAGCATATCCACGCCTTTGGATAGTTCGCCTAGTAGGGAATATCATTTTGTTATGAAATTCTTTAACCATATAGTTATCTACAATCATAGACTTAAAGAATACTAAACTTAAAGTTTCTAAATTAGCAATCTGTTGCATTGTTATATACAAATCGAACATTTGTATTTTATCATTTATTTCTTTAAGAATTTCAACATCCCGTACAGCGTATTTAATAAAACCATTATAATCATCTAACCAATCTCGCCAAGTTACGTCTGTAAGTTTATCGTAGTTTTCATCACCAGTTATTTCTTTTACTGCTGTTGCCAATTTCCAATTAGGAAGGTTGTAGCCCATATCTTTTAGACCTTCCATCATATCAACATGGTCTAAACCTCTTATATTAAATCGCCAGTAATCTCCACGTTTTCTCATATAGACATCTTCTACTGGAGACATCTTTTCAAATGGTAATCCTAAAACTTTACACCTATTAATTATGTAAGGAACGTCAAAGCCACCTGAGTACCAACCAGTAAGAATATCTACATTACTAACACTAAGTAAATCTAAAAATCCCCAAATAACTTCTTCTTCAGTCTTACTAAATACATAAGTGACATCGCCTTTATCTACGATTTTAGGTTCTTCGAAGTCTTTAGTTTTTTCTGGGTGCCAAGAGAATACAAAATACCTTTCTTTCTCTGTAGAATAAAGCACGATAGAAGTTATTGGCATTAGAGCTTTTCCTGGAGAGTTTTTAGAATTATCAGCAGGGTCGTACCAAGTTTCAATATCAAAATACATTATGTGTCGTTTATTAGACCACTGTAAATTGTTATCTAAAACATATTTGAATTCTGGTTTAACATCTGCTTGAAAAATTCTATCTCTAAAAGTCCTATCTATATTATTCTTTTCTTTTATAGAAGAGTAATATATTTTATTAACTTTTTCCCCATTCATACTATCGTAGAATTTGGTATCCCCACAATCAAAAGCCCGCTTATCTTCTATATCGTCTAAATGATTTGCATTGTAATAAAAATAGTCTCTATAAGTGTCTACTTTTTTTACAAACTTTCCTTCTTGGTTATATCCAAATTGATGGATATTCCAAACCCCTTTGCCAAACTTGGCAGCTATTCTTGATAATTTAAATTCTTCCATATTGTTATATATTTATACCTAAATATAAGAAATCTTTTTCACTTTCCTATGCTATTTTTTAATTATTTTTGAGAAAGTTATTAACAATTACACCAGCTTCTTTTAAGAATTCTAAGCCATTTGGTTCGTAATTATCTCTATAAACTACTCGCTTTATACCAGACTGATGAATAAGTTTAGCACAGTTTCTACATGGAGCAGTTGTAAGATATAGAGTAGCACCTTCACAAGAATTCCCATACTTAGCACACTTCAGAATTGCATTTGCTTCTGCATGAAGAACTTCCCATTTAGTTTTATCATCTACTTCACAATCATTTTCGAATCCAGAAGGCATTCCATTATACCCATCTGAAATAATCTGAGTATTCTTTACAATAAGTGCACCTACTTTCCTCCTTTTGGCATGGGACAATTGAGCCCAAGATTCTGCCATTTGAATATAAGTTGCGTCTTTCTTATTTAGTTCCTGTACTTCCAAATCCTCCATCTCCTCTATTAGATTCCTCTTCATATAAATTTTCTTCGCTAACTTCTTCTAGGATTGGATTTCCTAATTTTAGAAGTACGAATTGAACTACTTTATCTCCTGGTAATAATTGTGTATACTCCTGACCTATATTTACCAAATGAATATGAACTTCACCTTGATAACCACAATCTACTACACAAGCTCCAACTTGTAATCCTTTTTTAGTGGCTACTCCTGATTTGTTAAATGCTACTAAAGCATAACCTTCAGGAACGTTTACTTTGATTCCAGAAGCTATTAAGCAACTATCTCCTGGTGTTAGTGTTATTGTACCCGCAGTTTCAGGAACAAAAAAATCTATTCCTGCATCTGTATTATTTGCTCTCTTTGGTGTTTTTACATCCTTAACTTTTGCAAATTTCATTTTAATCTCCTTACTTATTTTGTTTTAATATACCTTTTTCATTTTCAAATACATGTAAAGAAGTTATGTGCATTTGAAAAAATCCTAATTTAATATCCTTCCACTTCAATTCTAGAGGTGGATTATCATTATCTTGTCTCTTAAGAAAGTCTGCTTTTTCCAATTCAATCTTTTTCAATTCTTCTAGAATAAAGTAAGCTTTTCTGCAAGCCATGTATATATCATCTCTGAAGTGTCTTAGAAAATCACAAGACCTTATGTAATATATTATATGTAAAAAATCATTTCTTACAATAAATTGATAACCTAAAGTACAAGGAACTCTTTCACCATGAACTGCTCCTGTATCTTCAGGAAACCATATAGGTAAAAAAGCTTGTCTTGTTAAAGGCTCTTCATATAGTAATCTTATAACATCATCTAAATTCCCATACTTATATCTCATACCTCTAAGTTTATGAGGCCAAATTCTTTCTGGATAAGTGTGAGAAAACTGTTCATCTGATTTGAATTTCTTATTATTCTTTTGGGCAAAGGGCCACCACTCATTACTTGGTGGAGGGTTTAGAGGTAGTCTACCAATCCTCTCTTCAAAGTGGTCATCAGCCCAAGGTAAATTTGGATTAATGTCTAATTGCATTTGGCTTACATTCTGAGGCATTTTGAAACCAAAGCTATGTCCAAATAGTTCCCACATACCTTGGTTCACATCTATAGATTGCCAACGGCCGGAATTTACTACTTGACCTAAATTATACAACTTTTCTTTAGTTGCTTTAATTGCTATATCTGCCGATTCATAATACTGCATGTTGCATACCTTCTTTAAATAATTTAATAACCTTTTTTCTATAATCTAAAGGCTGAGTTTTAATACTCTCATTCTTTAATGGAGCTTTGCTTCTATCTACAATCTTCTTAGGAACCCAATCTCCAAAAGTAGTTTTAAGAATTTCTTTATTCATTCTTTCCATTCTAGTACAACCTAAAGCATACCTAATAACATCATGACCTAAAAATGGATTTCTCAATTCTATTGTATGGGCCATAGACATTCTATCGAGTCTTGGTAAATGATAGTAAGTTAGTTCGTGGTATATATCAGAACCTTGCGAATCATATTCACTAATTCTTCTATAACCACCAAATAATTCATCAGCACCATCACCTGATAAAACTATCCTATGTCCAGTTTTTGCTACAGCATCAAACAAATGGAATTGTGGTATTACAGAACCTAAGTCAATTGGAGTTTCATTCCATTTACAATAGATTTCTTTTAACATACTCTTATCGTTTAAATCATAAGTAAGTTTATTAACTTTTATACCATAGAAATCTTCACAAAGTTTTATGTATTCAGATTCTCCATTCTCAATAGTATAATAAGTAACGTCTGCACCTTCCCATTCTAGTATTGATGTTATGATAGTAGAATCTAATCCTCCAGAAAGTAAAACTGATATTGGATAATTCTTAGATAGTAACCTTCTTTTAACAGAAGTTTTTAGAATCTCTTTTAAATCTCCAGATTTTGGAGTAAATATAAAATTATCAATAGTACTTACTATTTTTGAATCATTTTTCCAAGAATAAATCTTAGTAGGATTTAATCTAGATATACCACTCCAAGGAGTTTTAAGGTCATGATTATATCCCCACTTATTGATAGAACCAAAATAAGCTGGGTCTATTAAATTGTTATTATGGAGTGGTTTTATTTCTGAACATATTTCATAATCTTCATTTATGTACAATTGTTTTTTACCTAATGGGTCTGTAAAACATATAAAAGTATTTGTACTCTTATTATAATAAACTATAGACCAAAACCCATCCCAAGATTCATACTCTTTAAACTTATGTTTTCTGAAGTGCTCTAAATCTTTACAATCAGCAAAAAATGTTTTTAAGTATTCAGTATCAGAACTGTATTTGTCGGGATAATTAAATATCTCACCATTAAATAGTAAAATACCATCATCAGATTCTATTGGCTGTTTCCATTCATCATTATCTCTAGTCTGAATAGGTAATCTGTGATGTATAAAATGTTTATCGTCTTTACTAATGTAATGACTTTCCGTTCCTCTATGTTTTATCATAGGACCTCTTTCAGGTCTATTTGTAACTAATATTCCACACATAATTTTTTAAATCTATTTACTGATTTTTCATCGAAAGCATTATAAAACCTTTCATAACCTACACCGCTATCTTTAAGAGCTTTTAAAAATGTATCAAAAGAATTTAATTCAACATCTCTAGGAACATCGTCCCAAATATCTTTATAGCCTCTTTGTTCTGGATTTTTACCAACAACATAAATTATTTTAACGTTTTGGAATAAACCATCTTTTATAAAATAGTTAAATTGGTCCATAGCTTCTTCTTGGGTTATTCTCTTTTGGAATACTCCCCAAGCTAAAGCTGTTATAACACCTCTATCCATATAGGTACTATTAAGATAACCATTTTTATTAAGTTCGTGAATCATAATCTCTTTGCCTAAACCTAAGCAATGACCATCAGTACACGTTTCTTTCAATCCAAGTCTTTCAAACCATCCTGTAAAAGGAAATTTGAAAACTGGAGTTTCTAATTGACTCAACAAAAATGTTTTGCCACTATTTCTTGCACCTTCTATAATTGTTAACATAATCTAAATATAATAAAAATTTACGACTTTTAAAAACTTTATTAAGGTTATTTATAAGCACAATGCCTACAACCACTATTACAGCAATAACCTCTTTTTTTGTGATACTCTTCAGTAAAAACTACTTTACCATCTTCTTCATAAAAATCTTCGCGGGATGAAAAATCTTCTTCAAAATTTTTTCCGAGAAACTCCTTTAAGTATAATTTCTGTACCCAATCAAACAATTTCACAACTCCCGCCAGCACACGCTAATTCACCAGTAAGATTTGTCTCATCTTTTTCTTCGATAACTTTTGATAAATCAACATTCGTTAAAGATTCCATCATCTCATTATACTTTTTTTCAGTGATATCTTCAAATGGGGCTTGAGTGTAGCTCCCTCCGTCATATGGAAGTACTGATAAACCATTATAGGATTTTCTATTCTCCCACATCCACTCTCCTGCTAAATCCCAATCGTTTTCTTTTAAAGAAATTGTTGCTGAAACATTATGAGTATTCGAACCATTTCTATGCCCAGAAGCAACCCATTCAGTAGCTATTTTTTTAACTCTTTCCAGTAGTTGGAATGGAGACTCTGTTCTAAGTATTGCGCCTTTAGGGGCTTTTTGTGGTATTTGAATCACAGCAGTATCATGTGGTCTGAAGTACTCATCTTCGACTAATTCAGGATGGTTTTCATTTAGATAACCATATATAGATTCGTTCTTACCAACTCTAATTCTACGAATATAATAATCGTTATGCCAAGCGTGTATACCAGAACTAGTTCCTAATGTTAGAGAAGTAGTTCCTGCAGGTTTTACAGTTGTACATCTAGCGGCTTTATTTATTCCTAAAATCTTTGATACTCTAGTATTTTCTCTTTTAACAATACTAGCTGCTTTTTTCATGTCATAACCTAGAACTGTACCAGAACCTATACCAGTCATACTCACGCCTATTAAAGCATCTTTTTCTGTTGTCTCTTGCCATATAGGTCTTAAATAGTGAAATTCTGTATATCCTGCTTGGAGAGTTCCAATAAATGCAGCAGCTTTAACTCTAGAATTTAAATCTTCTTGTGATTCTATATTTGAAACATTTACTTCACATAAGTTACAAAATTGGAAAGGTCTTAATGCAATTTCACAACAAGGATTAGTTCCCCAATCTTTATCATTATTAAGATATATACCAGGTTCACCTGCTCCTGATAGTTCTACTCTTTTCCATAAGTCCATAAAAAACTCTTTAGTTATTTTATGTCTCATAAGTACTGCAGAATTATTTGCTCTACCTCTCTGTGCATTTAATTCCCACCAATTACCAGATTTACACCCTATCATTTGGTCATCATCTGCACTAAATAAACTGATAAGTGCTGCTCTACGAATACCACCAGCTAATACAGCATCGGCTATGTGACAAACCATGTCGTGAGCTTCTAAAGTAGTTATACTATCTCCAGTTTCTTTCTGTTCTAAAATCCCAGTTAATTTTAAAATACATTCTTTTAATGGTTGAGGTCCAGGAGCTTTACCACCTGAAGTTACTAACCTAGAACCTTTTGGTCTGATATCTGAATAGTCAAATTCTACTCTACTTCCACCACCATTCATATATGACTTCATAAGAACTTTAATAGCATCTGCCCAACCTTCTATTGAATCTCCAATTAAAAACCTTCTAGTTCTTTTTGGATATGGTTTATTTATTACTGGGAGTTTTTCAACGTGATGTTTCTGAACCGAATAGCCTACTCCTGTACCACCTAATAATAAAAACATTGTTTCCGAAAATGAATCAATAGAATCTATTGGAAGGTATGCACAATTATAAACTCTATTTGGACTTATTTCAATTGGCTTTCCTGCAAATTGCATACTCCTCATAGATGGAAGTACTTTCTTTTCAAATACAAATTTGTAAGCTTCTTGAATTTCTTCTGTTAATTTGGGGTATTTCTTTATGTGCATATTCACATTTCGAGTTACTAATTCTTCCCACGTTTCTCTCCGGTTTAATTCCGGTACATACTTAGCATACTTCATGTAGACAGTAATGTCACTAAGTATTCTTGTAGATACTTCCATTTCTAAATTCCTTCTAATTTTTTATATTTTTTTGAATACCCAATAACCTTTATTGTTTCTGAGCTCAAATATAATTATCAATATATGAATATATGTTTAGTCCTTTTTATTATTTAATTCGTTAAATTTTTGTTTCAAAACTTGTCTTACATATTCATTACTATTATTCATCTCATTCTGTGTTTGTTGTCCTCCCAAAGAAGTCTGTTCGAAGATTTCTATCTTACCATTACTAGCATTTATTTTACTAGGAAAAGTAATTCCGTCGGGACCAAACCTATTCTTAATAACGTGCCATCTTCCTGTTCCTGCTAACTTATCTTCTATCTTTCTACTTAAAGAAACTACAAAATCTGCAGTCATTATTTTTGTATAAGATTCGGCTATTTTTTCTGCACCAATCACATCATCTTCTAATGCACTTCTATTTGCTTGGGATGCTGTCCATATTGGTACTTCTTGTTCTCCAGCTAAACCTCTTAAGTCTTCGTAAATATTCCCAAGTATGTGTCTCATCTCTCTACCTCTACCACCAATATCTCTTAGCAGGTCCGCGTAGTCAACTACAACTAAATCTGGTTTTTGTCCATGGATTTTACACCTTTCTATATGAGCGGCAAGACCACTTACAGAACAAGCTTTAGTTGGAAAGTACTTTATAGTAAGATTTCCTTTAATGTGTTTAAGCCTTTTTTCAACTTCTGGAATATGGTATCGTAAATCTTGTGCTGCTATACCAGTAAAAACTGAATCATATCTTAGACCAACATAATGTTCATTCAGTTCCATAGTGTAGTGTATAACATTCAGTCCTGCTTTTAAAGCTGCAACTCCAATGTTTACTAAAGCCCAAGATTTACCAATACCAGAAGGAGCTACCATAACTCCTAACTCACCTTTGCCTAATCCACCATCGGCAAGGTCATCTATAATTTCCCAACCTGTACTAACAGAATTTCTAACAGATTCTTCATACCTTAAACTAATTTCATTCTGGTAATCATGTCCTATATTCCTTTCACTACCAGCTTTCATTGCTTCATCTACTCTACTCTTTATACCATCATAGTCTCCAGCTTGTAATAAATCTACCGATTCCATTATAGCTGCTTTTAGTACTTGATTCTTACAAAAGTCTAAAGCTTTTTGTTTTACGAAATCTCTATCCGTAGTTTCTAGGTTCTTATATACGTCTTTTAAATGCTGTACAACGGTGGTTTCTAGCAAGTCATTATCTATATCTTTTATTTTAACTTTCATTACCTCCATAGTTGGAGAGTCTTTGAATTCTATAAAATAATCTTTTACTGACTTTACTATAAATTGATTTGCCTCAGATTCAAAAAATCTAGGTTCTAGAATATCACTAATCTGCTGTAGAAAGTGTTTATCTGTAAATAATAGAGCTATAATTTTTATTTGGAAATTGTAGCCCCAATCTGAAAGTTTGTTGGTCATAATTTTTTCTAATCGTGTGTCATACTAGCATAAACGTCTAGACTAAAAAAGGTTTCTTTTAGCCAAAATTCTGGGCTTTTAACTAGCCAGAGTCTATCTTCTAATATGAACTTTAAAAATTCATACTTTATCATTCTTTGTACAGGCTTCTGGACTATGTATCTGATGGATTCTTTTATAGTACCAGAAATATCTGTTTCTTTAAGCTGCATTAAATCGTAATTTAATTCTAGCTTTTGTGTAGATTCTGAAAGCTTTGTCATTATAGCATTAGAATCTTTATTGTCTTTTATATAAGTAAGGATATCCTTTAAAGATATTTCCTTATCTTGAAATAAAATAGGTATATTCTTTTCTAAAGTTTTTTTACCTAAGCCTTTTATACCGGGGACATTGTCGCCTTTGTCTCCCATTAAGGTTTTATATAGTATATAGTTTTGACTGTTACAGCCAAAAGTGTCTTTAACATTTTCTTTAAAAAAGAATTTTTTCTTAGTTGGGGCCCAGACTACAACACGGTCATCGACCAGTTGGAGAAAGTCGGTATCGCTAGACATTATAAAGCATTGGCTTTTTGGATAGACTTGCTGACATATATATGCAATTGCGTCATCAGCTTCGATGTTCTCTGTTGCCATAACCGTGACTGGTAGCTTTTCCAGGTATTCTACCAATCTTTGAAGCTGTTGACCCATAGCAACCTTCTCGTCATCTACAGAAGTGAAGTTATCCAATCTAGTTAACCTGCGGTTAACCGCTCGATTAGCTTTGTAATCTGGGTACATCTTTTTCCTTCTCTTACTACCACCTTTACCATCAAAGCATATTATAACCCTAGTAGGTTTTATTTGCCTTATAGCATGGCCTATTGAAAGTAAGAATCCTTTAATCCCCCCAACATGTATACCATCCTCGTTCTTGGATGGGTTGATGGTAAAACTACGAATGAACGTGTTTAAACCATCTATTAATAAGACTCTGTCATCAGAGCCTTTAGATTTTAGACTAGTAGGCTTTAGCCCACTTAGCATTTCTTTATAAGCTTTCTTCATAAGTAAATATTTTTTTAGATTGTATACTACAATATACGAAATCTTTTCGACATAAAAAAATAATTTAGGTGACAATTTGTCAAATTAGCATGACTATTTGTCACCCAAATTTTTTGCCAGTGGGGAGGGTTTTGCGTTCACCTGATGCCGGTCTTAGGATATATTAACTCACCTCCCTTGGACTTATTTTATCCTGTAGGAACGTCGTCGTTTCCTATTTCAATATCATCGATACCAAGATTCTCTGGTTTATACTTCATAATGTAATTATCACAAATTTTATCGTAAATTTCTTCTTTTAATTCTAAATTTCCTAGTAATAGTTTTTCAAAATCTTTAGACATAAATTTATAATCTTTACCATTTTCATCTGTATAGGTATACCAGCTACCTCCTTGTTTAACTAAGTTATGGTTCTTCATAACATGTAGCCATCCACCAAAATCATCAACACCTTTTTCAAAGTATATATCAAATTCTGCTGTTCTTAATGGAGGTCCCATTCTGTTCTTGACTACAACTGCTTTAGTTTTAATACCAACTACATGGTCTTTACCATTAATCTTAGTTTTAATCTGTCCAGCAGCTTTTAGTCTTAATCTACAAGAACTGTGAAACTGTATTGCTTTTCCACCACTTGTTGTCCAAGGGTCTCCAAACATAACCCCTAGTTTTTGTCTAAGCTGATTTGTAAAGACTAAAGCTATTCTCTGTCTACCAATCATTTGGGTAACTTTTCTCATAGCTTTAGAAAGTATGATAGCTTTCTGTGTTGCATAACCAGCTTGGTCAAAATCATCTGCTTGTTCTACTTTAGTTGTTGAACCAGAAACTGAATCTACTACTATAGTTACTAGTTTATCTTTGTCAGATTCTCTAACTTTAGTAATAATACTTTCTATTACTTCAAAAATATCTTCTATAGCTTCTAGTTGAACGTATAACATATTCTTAGCATCTACACCGATAGCAGCAATAAACTCTTCGTTCATAGCATTTTCGGTATCTATATAAACTGCAAGTCCACCTTTCTTTTGGGTATTCGCTAACAGATGGGCAGCAAGCAGGGATTTCCCACTTGCTTCCATACCTGTCAGTTCAGTAATTCTTCCTACTGGAATACCACCGTTGGGCCGATTTGAAATAGCTAAGTCAAGCATTGATGAACCTGTTCCAATCCACTCCGTCAAATCTGTTGGAGTTTCTTCGCTCCCATCTAAAAAATATGCAACTTTATAATCTTTAAACTTTTTGTTTAAAGAGTCTGCTAAAATAGTTGCCATTTGGTCTCTTGTACTTTTTGCCATTCTAAATCCTCTTACTGATTAAATAAATCGTCAAATGCTTTGTCGATATTATCATTACTTTTAGCCGCAGCAGCAACTGGTTGTGCAGTTGGTTCTGAAGCATTTTCACTACCTTCACCTAACCATTCTTCAAGAGCTAATTTTAAATCTTCATAAGATGATTTTCGGTAAACTTCATAAATTTCTGACTGACCACTTACTATCTTTTCTGCGATATTCTTATCTTCAGTAGCTGGTGTTTGACTTGGTTTAACCATGATAGAAGTTTTAGGCCATTTTTCTGCACCTTCTGGTGGAGTAAAAGTAACTTTAATATCTCTACCGTTTGTTAAATCTGTAACATCACCATAATCTGGGTCAGCAATAAATTCTAAAAGTTCTTGGTATATTTGTTTTCCAAATCCCCAAAACTTAACACCTTCTGATTCTTTTCCTCTAACAATAACTGGAACAAAAGTTCTCATTTTTGGTTCCATTTTTTTAGCTAGTTTCCAATCGTCAGAATTACCTGTAGCTTTTAGTTTATCAGAAAACTCAGCAATTGGGTCATTCTCACCGAATGTAACTAAAGATAAGTAATTTTTCTTACCTAAGTCGTAGTGAAAGAATAACTCAATAAATGGGTTTTCTTTATTAAATTGATAAGGAACTATACGTATAGTATTTTGTCCCGGTTCTGGTTTCCATAATAACGATGTCTTGTTATTAGTAGTTTGTAAGCTTCCTAGCTTACGTCTGATTGCATTAATGTCAATTGCCATTTTGTAATCTCTCCTTTGTTTTTGTTAATAATTATTAAATATACGAAATCTTTTCCAATTAAAAAAACTTTAAAAGGGTTTTTTCTTTGGCTTTCGCTTCAACCACACAATCGAAATCCCAACCGTAATCTTTTGGTTTTTCGAGAATATAATCTGAATGAGCTTGTGGTTTAATAGACTCGTCCAGTTTTTCTTTTGCTCTAGATTCTGAATAGTGTGTACAAGGTCTTATGCCTTTGGGCCAAGTACTTAATGCTAATTTTAGAGCTTGTTGTTCTGTCATATCCCCAGTACAGAATTTGTGATGGTGATAGTCGAACACTATAGGAATACCAATAACTTTGTATACACCTTCGTACAAATCTAATACAGAGTACATACTAGCTTTATCGTCGTTTTCTACTGTAAGCCTTTTAGCAGTACAAGGTAATAAACGTTTGTAGTTTTTACAAAACCTTTCTAGTGCAGAAGCTTTGTCGCCATAAGCACCACCAACATGTATATTAATTTTTGCTGCTGGTGATTGTGGTAGACCCATTAAGTCCATAATTTGACCTGCACGGTTTAGTTCTACAAGACTAGATTCTACTACTTTTTCATTTGGAGAAGCTAATACACAGAATTGTGCTGGATGGAAACTTAAACGTTGACCATACTTTTTAGCTAGATTACCTGCACTTTTTAAAAGAGTGCATATTTTTTTGTAATCTGGTAATTCTGTGAATTCGTATTCTGAATCCCAAGGGAAAATTCTAGAAGACATACGATAGACTTTTATGTCTTTTGTATGGTTCCACTTTATTATTTCTATTAAATCTTTAATGTTTTGTATTGCGATTTCTGAAACGTAAGGAAGACCTTTTGCATCGAAAGTACGACGAATCATACCACGACCAGTGAAGATACCTTTACTTTGAAGTTCCGTATTGATACACGCATAACCTAAATTTACCATAGTTTACTTCTTTATTTAATTCTTAGTTAGTATTTATTATTTGCTATAATATAATAAATCTTTTGCAATTACCACGATGTTTTACGGGTTATTTTCAAAAAAGTTATTAACAATTTATTTTTTAATTTTTATTTTTTAGTCTATAGCATTACCCATATCCAAATTGAACCATGAACTCCAGTTGGAGAATGGTCTTGTATATCGACATCTTCAATATACTTTTCCATCTTCTTTGCAGCTTTACTAGCTCTCCTTCTTGCGTTTTCTGTTTCTTTCTTTAGAATATCTCGACCTGCTTTAGTTACTATTTGTGTTCCTGCAGAAGGATAGTCTTTAATTGGAAATTCAAACCAACTACCAACACCTTTAGCTTTTTTAGCGTGTACACCACCATACATTTTTGCAATCTTTTGAACCGCTTTCATCTGGTCTCTGATATCCATGCTAGATATATTTTCTATTAAGTTTTTTAATTTAATCATTTTAATGTATCACTTTTTGCTTTACAAGAATCAAGTTCTAACTTTAATTCGTATGCTACTGACCTACACAATTCATCTTGGAAATCATAAGTAGCTTTATCAGATTTCATTTGTTCTAGTAGTTCAGCATTTTTTGCTACTTGTTCGTCATACAATTTACTAGATACTACACATGAACTTAATGTTAATAGTATCGATATTATAAATAGTTTTTTCATAATCTATCTACTTCATTTTATTAACAAATTTCTTTAGGGTTTCTATCATCTTTATGGTATCTGGTACTGTTCTGTGATAAGTTTCCGCCCACTTTAAAGTCTTTTTATGTTTTGCTTTATCAATATCACTAGCTAAAGAATTCAGTGCTCTTGCAAGTTGCCAGCCAGGAGTATTTGTATCCTCTTCTTCGCTTAACTGGGTTTCTCTTATCCACTTACCGTGATTAAAAGTACCATTTTTGTTTACATATTTTCCCATTTTTATTCTTTGCCTTCTGCAACTGAAGCTTTCCGGTAATCAGTTACTAATTTTTTAATTTCACCTAAACCTTTTCTAGCTCTTGTTCCTGCAGCTTTGTTTCCTTTTTCTGTAAATTTTCTATGATTCTCTTGGAATGATTCCCATAGGTCATTCAAATTATTGTATAATTGAGTTGTACTCATAACATTTTCTCCTTTTATATAAATATCAACGTTTTACTTTTATATGGATAATTTCATCAACTTCTGTATTAATTCTTTTCAAACCATCTTCTGTGGTTGTAAGTATACAGTTTCTGTAATTTTCCCATTCTACTTGAAAAGTAGTATCAAGTACTCCGTTATTAACTGTTCGTATTAGCTCATTCAGAGCATTAATTGTATAGAGACTATTTGTTAACTTCTTTCTGTGTAAAGATATTGTATTATCTAAAATCACAGTAGAAGGTCTCTTCTCTATATTGTATGTACACATAAGTTCACGATTGTCATCCGCATTCTTTAGCACAAAAATTTTGTTGTAAAGTACATCGTAAGTTTCTATTATAGTGTCAACTGTTTTTGTTAACGTTTTTCTTACTGCGAATGTACAAAGTAGTTGTGTGTTCATTATGAATATACTCTCTCTGTTGCTTCTTTTAATCTCTTAGCCATTTCGGGGTGCAATTTCATTTCAAATTTGATAGAGCTTCCACCATAACCTCTTCCGTCTTGGCGTATTACTATATTAGAGACTTTAACATCTTCTTCGCCTTCTACAGCGTATGCTAAATAAGGTTCTCCCTTTTCACTTCGTTTTACTGTTAAGTTTTCTTTCAAAGATTCAAAATCAGATGTTCCGAAAACGTCTTTCATTGTATCTTTATCTAAAGACATATCGCCTATAGCCATAGTCTCTTCACCTTCTGATACAGCTTTTAAAGGGAATTCATTTTTTATTTCTTTGACTAATTCAGTTTTTACTTTTGGATTAGTATTTATTTCATTTATTGCATCATCTTGCATTTTTCTATGAGCTTTATCATCTTCTTCTAAATACTTTTTAGCTTTTTCATTTCCAGCTTTGGCTTCTTCTTTTATAGCTTTTAGTATAGATTTAGAATTACTTCTACTACCTCTTCCTTCACTAGCAGCATCTATATTTTTAGCTAACTTAGTTTGCATATCTTTAGAAAGTATATCCTTAGCACCTTTTGCTAATCTTTGCCTTTCATTTTTAGCATAAACTTTTGGGTCTATTGAAGAACCTGCTAATTCTGGGTCCCATTTATTAACTAGGTCTCCAGTTCCTGAATTTAGAAAGTTTATATTTTTATCTTTCTTAAGAGAAATTTCATCTAAGATTTCCTTACCATCAGAAGTTTTAACTTTCATATACATATCTGTAGAAAAGCCTTTATTTTTTTCATAATCAGAAAGGCCCATTGCTTCTACTTCTGATTTTGCATCCCAAGCAGAACCTATGACTTCAGCATCTTCTCCATATTGTTTTTTTACTCTATCTAATATAGCTTTTCTAGAGTTCTTTGTTGCTTTTATCCATGATTTTGTTACTATCCGTGTTCCTTCTTTTTTCAAATCTGGATTATTTTTAACTTGTTCAGCTACATGATTTTCTATAGTTGTTGCAAACTTATCAAATTCTTTATCGGACATTGAAGAACCCATCATAGTCATTAATTCTCCTGCTTGAGCACTAATTTGACCGGCTCCACCTTGTATATCAGAAAAGTGTCCCCATTTTTTTGTATCTTCTGTAACTTTAGTATTTACCATTCTCTCTAAAGCTTTTAGATATCTTTTTGGAAATTTTGGATTTTTTATTAAATCGTCTGAAAACTTTAATGGCTCAGGTGGTATAGGTATTGCATTAGCTTTATTTTTTTCTTCAAAACTATCATCATCAGGTTCCATATCTCTACTAAACTCTTGGGATTCAGATGGACTTCCTTTCTTAAGAGTTTTATCTTTTCCAGATATAACTCTTTTTTCTGAATCTGGTTCCTTTTTAGACTTACTTTCAGGGTCTGCTTCTCCAGCAGTTGTTTCTTTACCACCAATAGTTACTGCAGTTGTTGGTCTCATTTTATGTTTAGATTTATATTTTAAGAAAGAATCTTTATTTTGGAATTCTATTTCAGAAATATATTTATGAATGAAATCTTCAGAATACTTATGGTCTCGGAGAGTCTGTTCGAGGACTTCTAAGTGGTCACGATTCTTAGGGTCAGGCATACCATCATTGACTTGCCATGCCCAATCTTTAACTAACTGATTTATCATAAAACGCATACAATTTTCCTATCGTATATAAATATCAAGAAATCTACTAAAACGGTAAAGTTTTTAGGTCATTATAGTTGTTTCCATAAACTATAGTAGTTGGAAATCTTAACACTTTTTCTATAGATTTTATTAGTTTTTTACCATCTTTTGGGTTAAAATCTATAAGGAAGGAGTCGTAAGTGTACAAAATTAATTTTGAATCATAACCATTTAATTCCTTAAAAAGTAATTTTATCATCTCTACATTAGATTCTGTTTCGAAAGCTTGTATCTGATAATTAAATAATTTTTGTGGATTAACATTTTCAAAACATTCTTTATATAACTTTCTTTTATATATAGGAGTTTCTATATAACCCTTCTTATTATAAATATCCCAAAGAGAAAAAATATAATCTTTTATACCATCAAAGAATGGTATCTTTTTAAAGTTTTTTGGTATTCCACCATAAAGTAGTCTGAAAGACATTGCTTTAGACATTTCGTAATCTTGTGGGGTTAATTCTTGCTTTCCAAAATACTCTTTTCCCAACTGTTCGTGGATAGAATTATTATCGAATTTGTACTTTGTTAACTCTGCTATAAGTCTAAGATGATATGCATCGAAATCAAATTCTATTAAAAGACCTTTATCAAATCTACTTATAAATCTTTTCCTAGAACCATCGTCTTTATTCAGTGCAGCGTAATTAATTCCATTGTTTGCATTAGAAGGTCTACCAGTTAGAGTGTAAATGTTATACTTTGTGTATTCATAACCATCTTTTGTGTAAAGGCCATTAGATTCTATATTACTAAAAACTTCTGCTAAATTCTTATAGTTTTCATAAACTTTAGAATCTGGGTTGTCATAATCATTTAGTTTTTTTCTTAGTAAATTTAGACGTTCTTTGTGTTTTATTTCTGGAATTATAGAATTTATATCAGACCTACTCCAGTACTTATTTTCAAAAAACTTATGTGCTGAAGTAGTTATTTCTTCAGTATTCAAAGACTTTCCTAAATTTAAGTATGAAATTAATTTTAATTCTTTTTCTATATTTTCAATCTGTTCTACAACCATGTTCTTAATATAAGAAAAAAAATCGAATAAAAAAAATTTATTAGGTGATAATTGCGAATCTAGTATAATTTGTTACATAATCTCTTATGCCTCTAAATTCTAATTCGGCTTTGTTTACAGTTCTCTGATTTGTATCATAAACACCAAAGAGTTGTAAAACTCCATTGTTATCGTAAACATCTTTTTCAGGCCCCATTATTTTCCACTCTAGTTCATAACCAGCATAAAAAGCTTGAACTTTTATTTTACCGTGTTGTTTTTTGTTAACTTCTGTAATTTCATGAGTATTAACTTTTTTAACAAAGTATCTAGTAAAGAAAGATTTATCGTAATCTTTTTGGGTTAATTCAGGTACATAGGTTGAAGGGGATTTCCAATTTCTTTTTGACTTAAATTTAGAATTTAAAGATTCATATTGGAAAGCTGGTACATTTAATTCATGATGTGCAGGTATTTCTGTATTTACTGCATAAGGATAAAGTCTTTTTGCTGTTTTATCTTTAGGACCTTTTCCAGATGCAAAAATTTCATCTGCTACCCAATAAAGACCAATATAATCTGTACCATCAGCAAAAGCAAATTCTCCACCTTTAGTGAAAAACCCTGTTTGATTAATTTTTCTTTTAGTGTACTTCCTCATAATTATTCGTCATGTATTTCTGTTGAAGTTCCGCTACCACCAGCATACCTATCACCAAAGCTACCACCTACATCGTCTGGAAGTATTTTTATATTATCTCCATCTTCCAAATAAGAACCTCCTGCTGGTGAAGCTTGGGATTCTTCGGCTCTTTGTGAACTATCATTATCGCCAACTCTATAAGAACTTTCTAAAGAATCTGCTTCTGTCTGTGGACCAAATTGGGTAGCTGGATGAGAATTACTTTCTAAGTCTGATGGATGTCCACTAGTCCACTCTTCACCATTTGTTATTACTCTAATTACTGTATCTATACTAGTTGTCCAATTACCTGGTTGTATATCATGTTTAACTTTTGTAACCATAAAATAAACTTTCCCTTCATATCTAGCAGGAACATAATTAGGTCTTATAGTATTTCCCCATTCTATACCCGAAAAGCCATCCATTTCAAAAGAGAAATTTATTGGTAGAACTGGTGGACTTGCGTCTGTTGATTTGTTTGGAAAATCTGGTAAAGATTTCATTGCATTAATTGCTGCATTAACAGTTTCACTATCAAGTCCATCTAAGAGGTCTCCAACTGCTTGATTAAATGCTTCTAAATGGTCTTCTTCATCAGCTTCACTATCATCTTCTTTACAAATTCTATCTTTATCATTCTTTAGGTTATTATTATCTGGGGTTAAATCATATAAATCAGGTCCTCCAAATAAATCGTACTCATCAAAAGTTTCTGCTTTTTCATCTGGGTCTTCGTCATTCCTATTAGACCCATACATTATCTGAGCTTTTAATTCTTTAGAAACTTCTGTATCTACAGTCACACTCCTAGCAATAGAATTTTTACCAAATACAGGTATTTCTATAGGATTTTCACTATCAGATGCTGTTGTATCTACATCAACTACCATTACCATTTGGTCATTTTGTGGGTGAGTTGTAACTAAAAAATTCCAAAAGCCTCCACAAGCATTATTTACTCCATCACAAACAGCATTTAAAAAATCTTCTAGTGTTGAAGCATCTCTTTCAACAGTTCTTAACCAGAAAACATTTAGTAGGATATTACTTATAAACCCTTTTTTTTCTGTTTCTGCTATAGCTTGCATTGTACCGTCAGCAGCTCTGTATTTAATTCCGCTAGGACATCTAAATGGAGCTTCTTTAGTCATTTTGTTATAAGATTCTAAATCGTCAACATCTTCAACATCACCCGTATACTCTGGATGCTCCCAAGCTGCTTGGCCTGGAAGTATACAAGTAAATGGGTCCATAGAAGATAAAAGTTTATGATTTCTTATTAGACTATTTCTACTATCACACTTTCCTACATTTGCTGTATCTCTTTTAACTAACCACTGGTGCTCTCCGTACATAGGTTCGGATGGTTCACCTTGTTCTCCGTCTTTTGTAGAAGCACCTTCTGCTGTAGGTATACAAAGCTTATTCAGAGCTTCCTCCATAGCATCCCAAGTTATATATGGCATATTAGTCATAATACTATTAGAAAAAATACCTTTAGCCCAATCTCCAAGTCCCGACCTGTTCTCTTTCATAGCTTCTGTCTGTTCAGCATCGAATCTCATAGTCACACCTGCGGGTTTTCCTAAGTCTTTACCTTTATTCCAGAAGGTTTTTCCTGAAGTATTATATGTAGTTGACCCATCACGGAAATCTATATACTCCCCAGCTTCTTGGTCCCCATCAGAAAAGTTCTTAAAAAATATTTGCATATCAGAATCTTCACAAGGTCCACCTTCTTCGTTCTCACACTCGCAAGGACCAGCTCCTTTTGGTTCTTTTATGTCTGTTCCTAGAATAACTTCAGCCATAGACATTATAGTGGTATCACAATCAAAGCCTCCATCGTCATTCATAGACCAATTGAAATTAGAAATTAAACCTTTTACAGCATCATAACAACCTGACATTTCTGCTTGTCTATCTAAAATTATCTTTTGGAATGGACCTTGGCCTAGTGCACACTCATCTTCTGATAGTAAAGGCAGTACCGAATCTCCATTAGGAGTAACGCTCCAACCCCACTCTACTACGCAAGTTTTACCTAAAGACATATAAAGCATTTCCATTTCTGAAAGTTGTGTTAAGTTCCAACAAACAAAACTTACTTTAGTTTCTCTAAGCCCACCTTGGCTTCCTTTAAAATCTACAGATACTTTAGTAATACCAGGCATTGGAACATTTCTATTAGAATCATAAGAGTAGCCAATTTTAGTTCCCGTTGATAAAATTTTTCTAGCTGTTCCACCCATTATAGAATGACCATATTGAAATTGCCTTGGAGTTTCTTTAAACCTAACATTAGAAGTCATTCTAACCCAATTCTGCCTTGTATTCCAAGCATGGGTTCCAGTCATACCGCTCATTGTGTCTGACCTAGCTTGTATAGCGTCTTTAGTCCACTGTGGTGGGTCCGTTAAAAAAAATGACATAACTATCTCTCCCTTTGGATTTTTTTGTAATCTGACATAACCTTATCCATTCTCTGTGGTATTCTTATTTGTAATCCTGCAGCTAGAGTTAATCCTCCTTTACCTACATTATTTGCTGCTGCGATAACCCACCAAAGAGTTGTATCGCCATAGTACTGCCAAGCAAGAGAATCTAACCTATCCCCTTGAACTGTTATTACGTATATATCCGATTCGTGTCTATCAATTTTAGGATAAAAAGTACTTCTGTAGTACTCCGGAGAAGGTCCATCAAGATTTCTTTTTCTATTTATTTTATTTCCAGCATACCTTTTCATATTGTTATCCTGATATTATATTATTTCCAAAGTACCATGCATTAGAAGAGTCTTGTGGAACTGATACGAATTTTATATTTACATCTAATTGGAAGTGTTTGCACAATTCTTTTCCTGTTGTTTGTCTTCCCTCACCAAAAGCAATATCCCAATCGTGAGTAATAACTGTATTATTTATACTTTCTACTATACAAGGTTTATTAGTCCAATAATCTCCTAAAGTTATGTAATTTATTGGTGCAGTAGGTATTCCATCATCATTATAAGTTGCTCTACAGTTAGCTAGGAGGTTATTTACTTTACGATAATTTTTAATAGTTTCGTTAGCTGTAAATGAAGGTACCATTATTTTAAATGTAGAAGACCTGGAATACTTGTCATAAGTATATAAAGCAGTATCTCTACCAACATAAGTGTGTTCTTTCCAAGTGAAAGAATTATTATCTGTAATATCGCCATCGAATATAGCCCTAAATTGTATACCACCCAAAATGAATTTTATAGCATCACTAAATGAATTCGCATTAACATAAGCATCATCTTCGGGAGAAGATTTATCCCATCGACCATAATCTCCAAGTCCCCATCGAGCTTGTACATTATTAGCAGCATAATCAGTAGTTACATTACCTTTAGCTGCATCAGTTTCTTTTATGAAGTTATTTGTTGTTGATTGTTCTGTAGGTATATCTCCATATTCGAATGCTTTGTAAGCAGAAATACCTAATGCAGTAACTCCTCTACCACCACCAGTAGAAGGTTTGAAAGATTCTAAAGCATCAGAACTTGCTAGCTCATCTAGTTGTTCAGTACTATCAGCTGGATGCATTATTACCATATCATCAGTTGTTGTAGCATCAAGAGGTCCTAAGTGGAAACCTTCATTTTCATCACTATCTCTAACTGAAGTATTAAAAGTAAATCTAGCTGCATCTTTTTTGTACGGTTTTTCTAAAGTCCAAAAAGAATAGTCTTCTTGTAAAGGATTTCCGCTACTGTGTCTGTATTGGGTAGTTGACCCTATTCCTAAAACAGAATGAGGTCCCCCTAGACCACTTAAAGTATCCCATGCAGTTCTTCCTCCTGCTAATTTTGCAGATAGTTTTTTTGCAAAAGCTTTAAGTTTAGCTAAACCAGTTCCCTTTTTTTCTCCTTCTGGCATACCATCTATAGCGTTTTGACCACCTCCTTGGAATCTACTATATCCAGCTTCTTGTCCAAGTTTTATTAATCTATTAAAACTATTTTCGAATGAAGTACCTTGGTCTTCATTTAGTTTTCTTATTCTGTGTTCATAAGTAGATTCTCTTTCATTGAAAGGTCCTTTACCATGTCTATCTAAATGAACTCCTAAAAGATTTCCAGCTGGTGCACCTAACATAGCTAGGGGATTAAATATCCTATCATTATGTAGCGGATTAGAAACTGTACCTGAAGGGTCATAAAATTCTCCTTTAGGGTTTGTTAACTGATATCCAAATTGTTTAATTAAAAACATAAGTCCTTTTGGACTACCTAAAAACATAGCGTCTCTAGCAATAGCAAATAAAGGTGCAGTTAAAACTCCTTCTTTAAGCGCAGGTTTAGGTTTACCAGTTGATGGTCCACGGTTTAAGAATGGTTGTTGAAGCCATAATGGAGCTTCTTGGTTGTTAGCTTTTGCTTCTTGGGTATTACTTTTAAATTCTCTCTTACCAATATGACTTATATAGTATTCTGAAAGTTTTCCATGGTCATCAAAGTTTCCACCAGTTCTCATTTGGGTTCCTGTTATATCCGAAGTAGCTTTATAATTTCTAGCACCACCTCCAGCAAGAGAATTTTTTGATATATCTATTGTTGTAAAAGCTTTTTTATCTTCATAAGCATTTGTTATGGTATTAGTTATCCCTGCATCAGAAGTTTGACCTACTTTTGGTTTACCGGACCACCCTTCGTAATACTCTGCTAAATTCGTTATTGGGGATATTATTGCCATACTTATGTTCTCCTTGGTGTTGCAGCAAGACCTATTACGTCTCCTACTTTCTTACCATCCATATTAATTATTCCTCCTGCTTGAACTGCAGATATTAATTCATCTAGTTTATCTATAACTGCTTGATTACCTGGTTCATTTACAGGTTCTTCCTCTTCTTCGGTTTCTGCTTCTTCTGCTGCTTTACCACCACCTAAACCTGAAATTGCTTTAAGAGCCGGTACCGCTATAGCTAAAAGACCTAGAATTGGTAAAGCTGGAAGCATAAATAGTAATCCCGTAGCTAATTCTTTAAGACTCTTAGCTAAAGAACTAAATGCCATTGATAGCATTATAATCATAGGAGCTTGAGTTGCTAATCTTGGTATACTTTCACCTAACTGTCTTACTGTATTGGTACCACCAGCTGTATTGAATATTCCAATTCCTACTCCTGCAACTCCTATTGCAGTACCTAATTTTTTTATCCCATCACCAACAACATTCATCTGGTCAGATACTTCTGCTAGAACTGGTATAGCGATTGCTAACTCATTCAGTGCAGGTCCTAATAAGGATATGTTCTGAGCAGAATCTCCTATTTTTGTAAATACTTCTGCCATTCTATTTAGAGCTTTAAATCCTCCGAATAGTGTAAAGAAAAATAAAGAACCTGCAAAGGCTAATAATCCTACGGCAAGAGGTACTAATGACGCACCAAGTAATGCTAAAGCTGGTCCTACTAACATTAAGGATGCTCCTATTGCACCCAAAGCTACTAAGTGAGGAACTAGTATTGGTAAAATTAAACTTAATAACATCATAGAAGGTA